AGATACGTGAGGAGATTTGTTATGCAGGGTAAACCCAACTTACCCTGAATTAAACGAACAGCAAATAAGTCTCGTAGAACAAATAAAAGAACATGGATAATTTATTCTTTGGCGGATTTATAGAATCAAGTAGACCTAATTGGGGATTCAGCGCAATCATCAATGGCCTAACTGACGTCGATACAACGTATAATATCATTTATGAAGCCGTACTAAATAATCCAACATACGTTATTCTTTCTGAAGCCGACACTGACCATAAAATCAAAGTAATCTCAAAAATGATTAAACACTTTGAAGAAAAGGAAGATTATGAAAAGTGTGCAGAACTACTTAGACTTAAAAAAGCAATTCAAGAATAAATGATTATCGTAAAAATTAAAAAGAAGGGTGGAATCGAGAAAGCCCTAAAAGAGTATAAGTCAAAGGTTATTAGAACTAAGCAGCTAAAAGACCTAAGAGACAATAGATACTTTGAGAAAAAATCACAAGTCAAGCGCAAGAAGAATGCGAAGGCGAAGTATGTCCAAAACAAGTACAGGGATAACGGTTAATCAGATATTATTAAAATATTTTTAACCACATTTGATACAGTAGGCCCAACTGTCGAATATATAACATAGAACTAATCATAACTGGTCATAATGGCCAGATAGACTATGAAAAAGACAGAAACAACTACAATGAGCGGATTTGTATCAAACTCGGACAGAGACAGTCTGATGAGGGCTTCTTACTACCAAATCACGAGGAACTTTACTAAAACGGTAAACCGCTTCATCGTATTCAAAGATAATGATAGGTTGATCGAAATACCTCACGGTATCGGTCAGCGCAGTAAATTTATTGACCTAATGGTTGAATACTTCGAGACTCAAGAAGAGTACGAGAAATGTAATAAGCTGATGAAGCTCAAAGAGCTCGTTATTATGGCGGGCGACTAAACAACACAAACCACAACTACTATATATGGCTAGAGGTTCAAAAGGAACTCAAAGACAGGAAAGCTTACTAAAGAGAGTACAGTTAAGACAGTCACAACAAAAATATTTACATCAAATTGAAAACAACGAAATAACATTTTGCTACGGACCAGCAGGAACATCAAAGACATTTACTGCATGTTTTGCTGCTCTAAAAATGTTAGAAGAGAAGAAGATCAAAGAGATTATATTGTGTAAACCGATCCAAGAGGCTGGAGAAAAGCTAGGTTTTTTACCTGGTGATAAAGACGACAAGGTCGATCCATACATGAAATCATATAAGTCCAATATCGAAAAGATTATTGGTGTTGAAAAGACAAAACTCTTATTTGATAAGAACATCTTAAGGTTTGAACCACTTGCATACATGAGAGGTGATACGTTTGATAACGCCCTAATGATTCTAGATGAGGCGCAAAATGCTACCTTTAAGCAACTAATGCTATTCGTTACAAGAATGGGTAGAGACTCGAAAGTAATTGTTACTGGAGACGTTAGCCAACATGACATTGCTAAATCAAGAGTTTCTCTGCCAGATTTTATTAATCTAATTGGAGGCGTAAAAGGAGTAGGTACTCATATTTTTGGCGATAATGATATTGTACGTGCTAAGATTCTACAAGAGATTGTGAAAAAGTACGATCATTGGAGAGATCACCACGAACCTAAAGGATAAACTTTTTCAAATTGCGTGATATAATAATAAATCACGTTTTAATGAAGAAGATATTACTGAAGTCAAGGTTAAATGAGGACATATCAATCGTAGAGGTTGGTGTAGATGAGGCTGGAAGAGGAGCTCTTGCAGGTCCAGTTACAGTAGCTGCATGTATCATGCCTCCTGGATTTCAACACGAACTAATAAAGGATAGCAAATTATTAAACGAGGGCCAGAGAGCTGAAGCTCGTCAAATGGTACTTGACAATGCAATCGCATATCACGTAGAGCACATTCCAGTAGAACAAATAGAATCAACAAACATCCTAAAGGCTACACTGACAGGCATGGAAAAGTGCCTTCGTAAAGTATATGAGTCTACTGAGTTTGATTTTGTTCTTGTTGATGGTGATCAGTTTCACGGCTTCGAAGGAATTCCTTTTGAAACGGTAGTGGGTGGTGATAATCTATACATACCAATTGCAGCTGCCTCAATCCTGGCAAAGACTGAACGCGATCGTTTAATGAAGGACTTAAGCAAGGACTACATGGAGTATGGATGGGGTAGTAATAAAGGCTACGGAACAGCACAGCATCGTAAAGCAATTGAGAATTCTGGAGCGACTCCACACCACCGCAAGTCTTTTATTAGCCATATGCTAACGAAAACTGCGACATTGTTTTGAGAAGTTTAATACTTGGGGGCTTATTGTTCATGTTAGGGCAATCTCTTATTTGGATTCAGACAAATGGTCAATTCGTGTGGCCTTGGTTTAAAAAGAATCCAATCTTCATCTCAGTTATTTTCGGTTCAGTAATCAGTTATATTTTAATTTATGCTACACGATTTGTTGTTGGTCACTTTGATGGAATGTTATGGCCAAGTCGTTTTATTGGCTTTTCAACTGGGATTGTTACGTTTGCCGCTCTAACCTATATTTTCTTAGGAGAGGGCATCAACGCTAAAACAGCAGTCTCATTAGGCCTTGCCCTATTACTAATCTTAATTCAATTATTTTGGAAATGAAAATACCCGAATTCGAAAAACAACCAACAGTAGCAGTTTACCAAAAGAGAACTAATGGTAATTACTACATGCTCGTTACAGAAAAGGACGTTGACACTGTCAATAATGCACATGCTCGTAAACCTTTAATTGAGCACAAGTATAAAATTATTGAACTTGGTGTTGGAGCATCCTTTATTGAGACGTGGTCAAAGAAGTACAAAATCAAATCTTTTGAACAAAAATAGAAAAAAAGTTAGTCGGCATTTTTTTATGTCGACTTTTTTGTTTATATTAGCTATATAATTAATCGATAACGTATATGAATAACGAAAAACTAAACACAATCTTACTAGCTTTCACAGTTCTGATGTTAGCTTCAATCTTGCTAGCTTTCCCAACAATGTGGCTATGGAACACTTGTTTAAAACCAGCAGTTGATGGTATTAACTCAATCAATTTCTTGCAAGCTCTTGGATTAAACGTCTTGTTTTCAATCCTTTTCAAATCAAATTCTGTAAAATCAAACAATGAGTAAGAAAGTAGTTTACATCGACATGGACGGGGTTCTAGTTGACCTAGTTGGCTGGGTAGAATCCAATTATTTACCAGAGTACATCGAATCCACTGGAATTGGGACTATTGTAGATAATAATGCAATGGCTTTCTATGACCCAGATCCAATCGAAGGTGCTGTCGAAGCATTCAACAAATTGGCTAAAGATCCAAGATTCGATGTGTACCTTCTTTCAACGGCCCCTTGGGCTAATCCAGAATCTTGGAAAGCAAAAAGAATTTGGGCACAAGAACATCTTGGACCTGGAGTAATTAAGAGACTAATCTTAACGCACAACAAAGCCCTTCTTAAAGGCGACATTCTAATCGACGATCGAGATAAAAATGGAGCAGCAGAATTTGAAGGAGAGCATATTAAGTTTGGCACTAAACCGTACGAAACATGGACAGAAGTAATGAAGTACTTAGAGACTATTTAACACTAGACGAGTTTCTACAGCAATTTAGCTACGTTAAAAGGGTAGTTAAGAGTTGTCAAAATGAAATTCAACTAGGTTCAGCTAAAAGATGGGCTGAGGATTGGTCGAATAGAATGCAACGTAACATTCCTTCAGTTGTCAAAGATTCAAACGATCTATATCTTTCAGTTATCAATGATAAATAAAATAAGGTAAAAATAAATCAATAGAATGAAATACGTAATGACTTTCGAAAAATACCAAACATATGGTGATTATAAAAAGGGTCGCGGTTCTTGGGGTTCTCCTGAAGACCTAGAAGCTGATGCGATTTTGACTTTAAAGAAATTACTACCAACATTTGACGAAAAATGGATCAATAGCATTGAAGACGTTTCAGTTGAAGATAAAGGAATTAAGTTCGAGGCAAAGGTTGGCAAAAACCTAATTCACATGTTTAAAGTTGGTAACTGGAGAGGTCAGTGGGAGTTCTATTTAAACAAAAAGAAAGTATCTGAAGCGGATATTGAAGCTGCTTTAGAAAAGGATAATATGTCTGAACTTGACCGCTTTATGAAAAAAGTTGGTAGCTTTGATTTCTATGCTGATAAAATAGATAATGGCGGGCAATGGAGACAGGCTAAATTTAACAATAGTGCCGTAAAAAAGGTATTTGACGAATTAAGCTCAAGCGATAAAAAGAAGGCAATCAAGCTAATGTACAAGAAGCACAAGAAAGAGCTTGTTGATTCTGAGTTTAAAGCATAAAGTTAAAACTTTTTTGAAAATAATTGAGCCGGCATTTTTTTATGTCGGCTTTTTTTATTATATTAGCTATGTAATTAAAAGATATAACTATTATGACTACAAGATTCCCATTCCTCCGCTCTCAAGATGAAAAAAACATCCAAGCTATGATCGATCAAAATCAAGAAATCTTCGATCACTTAAACGACCAACAAATTGTCGCTATCTACCTCAACAAACTTTACTCTAACGAATAAATTTTGAAAATAAATCACTCCAGATTTTTTTATGTCGTAGAAATTGTTTATATTAGTACTGTAATTAAAAGTTAATCATATGAAAGAATACATCCTATCCACTGGCCTAACAGCCTCAGATTTTGAAGTCGATGGAATCGACACAAGAGACTATCCTGATTTTTGCGATGCATTTATTTGCGACGCTTCAGTCTTAGAAAATGGAGAATGGCGAGATGCCACTGACTCAGAAATTGACGAGTTAAACGAAGATTCAGATCTTGTTTACTCATGTGTTGAAGATTACCTATATTAATAGAAGAATCATGTTTGAAAATAAAATATTTTGGAGAGAAGATTTCAATGATGGCGCAGCCGCTGGTGGATTTTTCTTTCGTTCGTTTGATCTAAATAAATTCCTTAAACAAGTTGAGGAAAGTGAAGATGGCGGTGAAGTGGTTGGAATCCGCTTCGAAGATAATAATTTAGAAGTAATAGTTAAGAAATAGGCATATGAAAATGTTTAAGAAAGACGGTAAGACCGCAGTTTTAGTAAGCACAGGATTTGGTGCAGGATTTAGTACTTGGAACAAGCCAGAGATGGCAGTTGACTTCGATTTGGTTGAAGCGTTCTTAAGTGGCGATATGGCCCGCTTTGAATACATTGTTGTAGAGAAGTACGGTGAAAACATGTACTTAGGTGGCATGGAAGACCTCATGGTTCAATGGGTCGATGAAGGTAAGAAATTCCGCATCGAAGAATACGACGGTAACGAAAGCATCGAAGTATTTGACGAAGAAGTCTGGTTTATAGCATAAGTTATGAGTTACGTAGAAACAATGATTTTCTATATTTGTCAGACCTATTTGGATTTTGACGAGAATATGGAAGAGACTCTAAACTTTTTAGAAGATGAAATTAATTACCCTCGAGAAGCGATTCAAGAAGTAATTGAAGAATGCATAGAAGATTATAAGTAATGAAAAAAGTAGTAATATTTGATTTAGATGGCACGTTAGCCATCATCGATAAACGTAGAGCAAAAGCAGCTTTGCCTAATGGTAAAATGAATTGGGACGTATTTTTTGCACCAGAGAACATTCAATTAGACGAGCCAAATTGGCCAGTGATTGAAAGTTTTAAAGCAATGAAAGCTGCTGGATTTATTGTTGGTGTCTTTAGTGGACGAGACGATATTAGTCGCCAAGAAACTATGGACTGGTTAGACCAACATGGGATCGAGACTGATTTCTTGCGAATGCGAAGAAACGGTAGTTTTGTACCAGACGATAAGTTAAAGAAACTTTGGTTAGACGATATCCTTGCGAACGGCAACGAAGTGATGTGTACATTTGATGACCGTGATAAGGTAGTAAAAATGTGGCGCGACAATGGAATCACATGTTTCCAAGTTGCACCTGGAGACTTTTAGTCATGACTAGAATTAACTGTGGTGTAAATGCAGACGAGCTGCCAGATAAAATACTGCTGGCAGAACTTCGTGAAATTAAGAGAATACCAAACGCTATTCGTAACGGGAGGTACTCTCTTAATGGTATTCCTGAGGAGTTCACACTTGGTACTGGCCATGTGAAGTTCTTTTATGATAAGTTAGAATACTTATATGAACGGTACCAAGCCCTTAGAAGTGAAGCCTTGGACCGTGGGTTTAACGTTAGTGATTTTAGCGGAGCATGGGACGGAGTACCTCAAGAACTAATGAATGGTTACATTGAAAAGATTAGAGACCGCGAGATTATTATTAGCAGAATACAGGAGAGGGGTTTTGACCTACTTGAAAAATAATTGAAAAAACTTTCCACCGGATTTTTTTATGTCAAAACTTTTGTTTATATTAGCTATATAATAACAGATAAAGATATGGTAAAAGAACTCACATTTAATCCAAAAGACGTAAAATGTAACGGCAACGTTGGAGGTTGTGCAATTGCATTGACCAAAGAAAATGAAGAAAAGATGAAGTCATGTATTGATGGTCACTTTTCACTAGTTGATAAGCTTACTGCACTTAGAAACCTGGAACAAGCCGGAATGATTGATGGTCCTTGGACAATTGGTTCACGAACAGAAAGCACTCAACAGCTTTTTTGTCGAATGGTTAGCGGATTAATATCATATGGTCTTAAGATTGCTGGCAAAAAAGGTGGAACCTATAAAGCACAGCGAGAATTTGCAGAAATATGGGCTAATCAACAGGTCAAAGATATGAACACAATTGATATGGTAACAATCTTAGAAAGTGCACTTACCGACTGTGCAACTGCTGACTATTACTACGCATTTGAAAAAGACTGGTCATGATAAATTACATACTTACATACCTATTATGTGGCGTTACCTTTAATCTCTTGTTCGACATGCTAATTAATGTGCTTGGAGAAGACATGGAAGAGCATAGGTTCACAATGTTAGAACGAATTGTAGTTGCTCTTACGTGGCCAATTCATCTTTTCAAATTCATTATTGGATTCTTTACAACCTTAAAAAAATAATATGGTAAATTACGGATATTGCTGCATCAACCTAACCCTCGATAAACAGGGAATTAAGATTGGTCGTGGTATGATTAAACGAACATTTCAAGCAAAGGGCATCGAGTATGCTGGAGAATTGGCAGAATCCAACGTTCGTGACATGGTTGAAATCATTAAATGGAACAATCAACATGGTATTAAAATGTACCGGATGAGTTCGAACCTATTTCCATGGATGTCAGAATATGAATTTGCAGACCTTCCAAACTGGCCAAAGATTAAGAATCTATTGAAAGGCGCAGGTACCCTTGCAATGAAATATGGTCAACGTATCACATTCCATCCAGGTCAGTTCAATATCCTAACTTCAGAACGGGAAGATGTTGTCCTAAAAACACTCAAAGAATTACGACAGCACGGCGAAATTATGGATGCAATGGGTCTACCAAGAACTCATGAAGCTCCAATCAATATACATGCTGGTGGAACCTATGGCGACAAACCATCAGCAATCAAAAGATTTATTACAAACTTCCATCGACTAGACGAAACAGTTAAGTCACGTCTGGTTCTTGAAAACGACGACAAACCAGCACAATATGGCGTCAAAGACTTATATGAAATCTGGCAGTCTTGCGGTACTCCAATCACATTTGATTACCATCACCATCGTTGTTATAATGACCCAATGCCAGAAAAGGAAGCGCTTGAATTGGCAGCTCAAACCTGGCCAAAAGGCATTCGCCAACTATGTCATTATTCATCGGCTAAAAAGCTTCACGAGGATGCTTCTGTTATTATGAGAGCCCATGCTGATTATGTCTACGAGCCAATTGAAGATTACGGTATGGAGCTTGACATCGAAATCGAAGCAAAGGCAAAAGAATTGGCCGTACAAAAATATGTGAAACAATTCGAAGAAGTATTAATATAAAGACTAAATTTACGTAATATGGACAAATTGAAAACTATTCTAGGAAAGGTATTGACTTACCTAAATCGTCGCCAAGCAGCTGCACAATCAACTATCTTGTGGGTTGTTGCAATCCTAAACTTTGGAAGCCAAGACTTTTGGTTCTTTGCTATTCCAGCAATTATTCTTTCAGGAATTCAAGCAATTGTCGATGAACTTAGAAAAAACAACGAAATAAAATGAGTAATTTAAAACTACAGGCCTTAAAGGCACATTACGCAGCTAAACGTCTTGAAGCAATTGCAACACTTGATGTTTATTTTAATGCTTCAGTTGGAATCGGTGAGCACCCACAGATTATTGAAGAAATGGATAAACTAGTGAGACAGATTGCAGATGCTGAAGGTTGTCTACAAGTAATTGAAGAGAATTTCACGGAACAGCCAGAACAGGTTTAGTACTAAGACGTTTTACTTTATTTTTAGGCCAAAGGGGATCGAGAGATCCCCTTTTCTTTTATTAATATATAGAATATGAAGCACATTCCGACATTTGAATCATTTGTAAACGAGGGAAGAGGCAGCTGGGATACGTTGTCAAACTCGATTGTGAAGCAGGTATTTAAGCAGTGGATGTCAGACTGGAAGTCTAAAAAGAAGGAATCAAAGTATTTCGACCAGATCGAAGACCCTTCAAGAGGCATTGAGTTTGATATTTATGCAAACATTTACTTTGGTAAGACCAAGGGCTTTGAGGTATTAAATAGTACTGGAGCAGATGGTCGTGATGAAGTGTACGATGAAAAAGAAGATGAATGGGAAGATCAAACCCCGTACATCATTATTGATTTTGCAATCAACCCAAACTGGTTACCAGGAGAATGGTCAGAAGTTTATATGTACCTATCAGATGTAGTGAGACATGAACTAGAGCATGTTACACAGGACGGTATAAATATTGGTAACTATAGAATGGGTAAGCCAAATGAGGATGACACTCATTTACGAAATCTAATTGAATTAGGATTCTTACCAAAGTACCATTACTTATTATTACCAAAAGAGGTTGATGCAAATTTACAAGGACTAAGATTTGAGGCAAAGAAACGTAAGGTATCAATGGAAGAAACTGTTAATAAATATCTCGATACTCAGGAATATTTGACAGATGATACTAGAGCCGAAGTATTAGATACTTGGAGAAGAAGAGCTAAAAAAATGGGAGGAATCCCTAAATTTTAATATGAAACGAGTAAAACTATTTGAACAGTTTGTTCTAGAAGCAAAAAAAGGTGTAAATCATGACATCATTTTTAATAATGTAGAATATGATTGGAAAGTACGTGAAGAGCCTATATTTATGGACTTTACAGAAGGGATAGTTTCTCCGACTAGGATTGAAGGTCAACTTTTTGCTGGAGGCATTTCTCCTGAAAATATGAAAAAGTTTATTGAGTACGTAAAGGCAGGTGTTTTTGATACACAATATAAAACCGGTTCATTTCTTATAAGAAAAACAAGTGACTGGGACGATCAAATTGAAGTTACTACTAAGGAAATTAAAGACGGCTGGTCTCCTTTTAAGGATAAAGAAGTTGCCGTAGCGAAAAGCGATGATTTTAACGTAAAGGATGTTGATACTTCTAAATTAAAAGAAGTTACACAGGCAATTCAAGCAAAAATGGCTAAGAAATACGAAACATGGGAACGTGGTGTTATTAGAGCATGGGGTGATATTTTCTATTTAGATTACCATAGCATGCCAAAATCAGGAAAAACACAACCACTTGCTCGACTTAAAAAAGATTTTCAAGAGCTACTAAATACTGATGTGGATTCATATGAATATGAGGAACTTCAAGATTGGTTTCAAGAATATGGTAAAAGAGGTGGAGTACCGTTATTTAACAAAAAAGTAATGGATGGCGTTTTTGCGTCTATCGCTAAAAAGACACCTGCTCCTTTTGATTTTATAATTTACAGAACTTCAAAAATAGAGCAAGATGGCGTTAATTCATATACAACAGAAAAAGGAGCATATTTAAATTGGGCTCAAGGTGTTGAAAGAGCTTATTTAATTCCTAAAGGAACACCAATCATTTTTGCCGACACAGATGCGGATGATAATGAAATTATTTGGATGCCTACTAAATCTGATCTTAAGAAATATAAAATATCATAATGAAATACGTAAAACTTTTTGAGGATTTTGTTAAAGGATACGGTGAAAAAATCAGTAAAGAAGATTTTAATAAGCACGTCGTTGCCGGTAAAAAGGTTCTGTATGATGGATTTGAATATGACGTGATCAGTAATGATGGTGTTATTGTTAAGTTAAAGGCTGTAGAATCTGGTAAAACTAAATCAATAAACTATAATATGTTTATTAGACATGGTGCGATTGATGTAGTTGAATCAAAACTTATTAGCGAGGGTATTAACGATCCTGGAATCTTAAAGGCTTTTTTTATGGCCGGTGGTCCAGGTTCTGGAAAATCATTCGTAGCTAATGAACTGTTTGGCTTTCCTAAAAATGCAATGTCATCAGTCTCATACGCCACTGGCCTAAAACTAGTAAATAGCGATCCTGCTTTTGAAAAAATGATGAAAGATGCGGGATTAGAACCTGGTAAATTGGCACAATACGCTAAGGATGTGAGTTTATGGCACAAAATTGTAATGCCAATTAGAACTAAGGCTAAAAACCTGTCTAGAAGAATGCAAAGAAACTACATTGCAGGTCGTTTAGGTCAAGTTATCGATGGTACTGGAAAGGACTATGATAAAATTAGAGGCCATAGACAACTATACAAGGATATGGGCTACGATACTTATATGGTATTTGTAAACACATCTAAAGAAGTTGCTCTTGAAAGAAACAGGATGCGAGAGCGTAAACTAGGAGATGATATGGTTGCTTTAATGTGGGAAGAAGTACAGCAGAATCTTGGTAAATTTCAAAAACTATTTGGTTCAGATAAAATGATTATCGTTGATAACTCAGAATATGGAAACGATCAGTTACTTGACCAGGTTGAGAAAGAGATAAATAAAAGGCTTAACACACCAGTTCAAAACCCAATTGGTAAAATGTGGATCCGTGAAATGTCATATGGATCACTTAGCGTAAGATTTAAAAAGTAAATGCGATGACTACTATTAACGACAAGCTTAATCTTAAAAAGAGAGATATTGCACCAAGTGGACATAAACTTGCGTACAATCCTCTTGGCCATTTAGTTGGCATGATAACAAAATGTAGAAAATCAAAGTAAAACTATGAGGCCTGTAAAGAAATTAATCATAGAAAAAAGACCAGAATGGCAAGATTCAGATTTTCCAGATGCTGAAGGAAGATTTGCTGAATTAAGCCCAAAGGATCTGGCTGCTTGGTTAATTAAGACTCGTAAAAAGGACTTAAAGGCAATTAGTGGTTCATTAACACAGCAAGTCGTATTTAACCGTAACGAGGATCCTAAATATGCTGAGAAAATGGAAAAGACCCGTAAAGAGGTTTACAAGCAATTAGGTCGCCAAGATTTACTCGATAAAATGGACGAAAATAAACAAACTACAATGAAACACATAAAATTATTTGAACAGTACATTACTGAGGCAAGAGATTCTGATTACGAGATGATCGTTGATTTAATGTTAAAGGCAAAGCCAAATCACAATGTCTACTATAATTCAGATTGGAATGTTGTAAATATTGGAGGTACTGGATACGATAAAGGGGATTTAGTTAAGCAGTTTGGTGCTAGACCTGGTAGTTCAAGTGATATTAAGAGTGCGTTTTACAGAGCAGCACAATCTCCAGAAGAGACTAAAAAGGCGGTAGAAAAACTATCTAAAGGTAAAATTGAGGTTGAGATTAGTAAATCTTTAGTAATATACAAAGTCAAATAAATGAAGTTTATAAAGACATTTGAGGATTGGGAAAACGTTTCACCTGAACTAAAGGCACACATTGATGAGGGTCTAGACTTGACTAATTCATTCTTTCGATTAGGCAGTGAAAAGTATGCTGAACTTTTTGAAGAGGTTAAAGAGTACTGGGACAAGGGTAACGTAATTCTGAAAGGTCCTTCAGGTTGGATGGCTAAAAACCTAGAAGTTGGTAAGGCTGCTATTTATAAACCAAGAGGTAAAGATCCAATTAAAGTAAAGTTGGATTCTCCAGAAAGAGGCGGAAGCCGCAAGTTTATTGTCTATCATAATAGCGGTAGAACGGATAAAGAGGGTAACATTATTGCAACTAAGATCGAATGGGGAGACCCTAACTTAACGATTAAGAATGACGATCCTGGTAGAGCAGCAAGTTTTTGGGCTCGTCATCAATGTGACCTACAAAAGAAAATGGATCCTTCTAAAACAGGATTCTGGGCATGTTATGGTCCAACCCTATTTGGAAAACAATTAGGACTTAAATCAGATCAACCATGGTAACATATGAAGAAATGATTGATATGATAAATGACCAACGTAAACCTTTCACTGAAGAGCGTTACGATGGTTATATCATTAGACATTTCGATCCAAGTTATCCAGAACATCTATATAAATGGCACTGGGACGAGGAGAATAGAACAGTTCAGGTATTAGAGGACTCAGATTGGAGATTTCAATACGATAATGAACTACCAATTCCAATGGTTGTCGGAGTTGATATTAAAATACCAGCAGGCGTTATTCACCGTATTATAAAAGGAACTACAGGTCTAAGTATAAAAATAATCTTAGATTAAAAGGATATATAAATCATAGAAAAAATAAAAACATCAATAAAATGAGCAAAAAAATTCTATCATTTGAAGAATACGTTCGCGAAGCGGACCGTTCTGAAGAAATCGAAAAGGACACCGTAGCATTAGGTGAACCACAGGACCTAGAGGATGAGGTTGAAGAATCTCCAGAAGAGGTTGAAATCGCAGAAGACGAAGAAGAAGTTGAAGACGAGGAATCTGAAGAAGAGGACGAGGACGAGAACGAAGAGGAATCTGAAGAAGAGGACGAGGACGAAGAGGAATCTGAAGAAGAGGCTGAAGAAATCGCGAAGGCAGTATCAGAAATGATGACTGAAATGTACGAAGCAGCATGCAACGAAGCAGTAGCATACGAAAACGATGACTACGATGAGCACACTGTTGAATCTTACATGAAAGAAAACGCTGCTCTAGCCGCTGCACTTGCTGCAAAAGCAATGGAAGAAGCATACGAGCAAGTAAAGGAAGAAGAAATGACTGTTGAAACTTACGAAGCAATGTGTGAGTCAATGAAAGAGTCATATGCTAAGAAGATTGACGAGCTAAAAGAGGCTTGGTCTAAGTAATCCATTACATATTAAACTTTTTAAGAGTCGTTCATATAATCTATGAACGACTTTTTTGTGCACTATGCCTAGAATACCAATACATAAGATTTACATGCAAACCGCATACCAGTTCGCTAAACTGAGTTATGCAAAACGTAGAAAGGTTGGTTGTGTTATTGTTAAAGACGAACAGGTAGTATCATTTGGTTATAATGGTACACCAATTGGCTTTAATAATCAATGTGAAGAGGAACAGATTCGCTACTATGAAAATCCAGACCATGCTCAGACTCTAATTGATAAGGGGTATGAATGTGAAAATGGATGTTGTAGTAAGGAGGTAACCAAACAAGAGGTACTTCATGCGGAATCAAATGCAATTACTAAACTCGCGAAATCAACGATGAGTTCAGCTGGAGCAGACCTTTACACGACAACTGCACCTTGTTTTGATTGTGCTAAGTTAATTATCCAGGCAGGAATCACTAGAGTCTACTATTCTGAGGACTATCGCGATATGAGCGGAGTTGAACTATTAGAAAAGGCAGGAATTGAAGTAGAAGAAGTGATATGCTGGAACGACCTATAAAGGAAATTATTGATGAAGCTCTCGAAGTGGGAGTATTTGGTGCTGACTTCACCTTTCGTAAAGGTCAGCGCGAGACAATAGAAACAATCATTCAAACCTATCAAGAGGACCCTGAAGCAACTGTGGTGATTGACGCACCTACCGGAACTGGTAAGTCAATTATCGCAATGTGGTGTGCTTGGATCTTTAAAGAGATGGGAAAGAAGGGCTATCTTGTCACTTCAGACCTATCCTTACAGGACCAATATGAAAGCGACCTTAAAAAGTTACGCTTAAGATGGCCATCAATTAAAGGCATCGATAATTACGATTGTCATGTTAATGGTCTTAAGTTTTCTCTTGGAGAATGTCGCATGCGAAATATGGGATATGAACAGGCTCTTGCAAAAATGAAGTGCGCCCAAACCTGTGAGTATATTCAATTACGTAAAAGAGCGATTGACTCTCCAGTATCTGTACTAAACTATGCCTTTTGGCTATTGCAACGTAACTATGTTGCCCCAAAGATGGAAAGTGATGAGCGAGAGGTTCCATTTAAAAAGAGGGACTATGTTTTCTTTGATGAAGCCCATAAAATAGATGAAATCGTACAGAATCATTTTTCTCCCAGGGTAGATAATTTCCTTCCCGAACTTTTAAATAACCAGGCTAAATTCTTAGTAAAGAGTGGGTTAGCTTCTCCAAATATTAGTAGTGCATATCTCAACGATTTGCTTGGAGACCTATTGCACTCTCAAGACCGTGAAGTTCTCTATGCTAAATTGATAGAGCTAAAGAAGGTTCTCACAGGATTTAATGCATCAAAGAGTGCAGCTGAGAAGAGTGCACGTCAAATATTTGGAACTTCAGTTGATCGCCAACTTTCCCCAACTTGGAAAACGGCATTTAACCGATTTGACAGAATTAAGGACATTCATTGTAAGATTGAGGACTACATAGACTTGATTAATATAACTGGAATTGATACGATGGTATTTGACCAACGTGACGATGAGGCAAAGTTTATGTGTACTGAAGAGGCTACAATGATTCAAAAGTATCTTCATAAGCAGTCTGGGTTTAAGATATTTATGAGTGCAACAATTGGCGGACCAAGAGAGTTCGCAAGAATTATGGGTATTACCAGCGCTAAATTTGTTAGACTCGATAATGCATTCAATTATGATAAATCTCCAGTAGTTTTTATCAATAAGCATAAGCTCTCGTATCGTGAAAAAGAAACAAGTTTGCCAAAAGTCATAAAACTATTAGACAAAATAATAGAAAAGCATAAAGGGCAACGTGGGATTATTCACACCGGGTCATATGAGTTTACAAAATACATTAAGCAGCATAGTAAGCATACTTTCCGTTTAATGGACTATGATAACTCAAAAGAGAAGAACGATCTTCTTGAGCTATTTAAGCAAAAAGAAGAGGCAGTGTTTATGGGACCTTCACTATTAGAAGGGTTGGATTTAAAAGATGATGTTAGTCGATTCCAAATCTTCTTTAAGGTACCATATCCAAATCTTGGAGACCCGTTAATTAAAGCGAAGATGAACACAATGCCAAATTGGTATGATTGGAAAACAGGTATAACTATTATGCAAGGAGTTGGAAGAAGTGTTAGAAATGAGGATGATTGGGCAGTGACCTATATCCTGGATGCTTGCTTTCTTTCGTTGATAAATAAACCAGAGTTATTTCCACCATCCTTTGTAGAACGTATAAAAACAATAAAATAATGGGTTTTAATAAATTATATCTACCAGAAGTAACTGACTTACAAAAGTCTTTAGATAAAGATGGAAAAGAGAACTTTGAAGGATTTTGGGTACGTCGATATCTAAAAGCTGACGCAGTAATAGGTTCTTCTGAATCGATGGATTTTATCAAGCAATTTATGATAAAACAAGATGAAAAGAATAGTATTGCGCGCAATTGACTTTTCAATTAGAACGCTATTTAAGATTAAAAATAAAATGACAATGAGTACACAAGTACAGACCGAAAACCAAATTTACGTTTGGACCAAAACTGAAAAGGCTGGATCGATCGTTGTGGTTGCTGAGAAACAAAAAGATTCAAAATGGCTCTATTTTGAAGACGGCTCCCGAATTAATCCATCTCTAGTTAATGAGTATTTAATGGAAGCGAAAACAATGGACGAGGCAAAAATGCATGCTTCTTCTTTTGGCAATACTCTTGGAATAACTCCAACCAAAACAGGCCCAGTTGAAGACCATTCAAATACAGTGGTTACTACTACATCAGATCCTATTATTACTCAACCTAAAGAAGAGGTTAAAGAAGAGGTTAATGTGATGATGGAAATGCTCTCTAAAATGAGCAAGAAAAACAAGGCAACTATGCCAGTTGAGGTAAATATTCCATCAACAATGGTATATGAAATGCTACAGGATCAGATGGATTTAGAGCCATCAGATTTAAACGAACAGATCGGGATGCTGGTAGAAAACCAGATAAATAACCTACAAGAACAATTAAGAGAACAAATTCAATCATTTATTTCTAATTACTATAACAATGAGCACAGAGAACACACAGAATCAGAATGACGCAATTCTTTTTACAAGAAGACAAAGAAGATACATGCTTAAAGAAAGAGGTATTTTAAAGCAAGTTTCTAAACTTTCATTCTTTAATCCAGTTCGTTCTAATCTAAGAACGCAAAACATGGAGAACGGTAGAAAAATGCATTCACAGCATATGGATATCTTAGAGCAAAGAAATGGCGAACTTCTAGAGGCTAAACTTGAAAGTATGAAAAATACTTGGAGAGAAATTGGCTACAACGATGCTGAAATTAATTTACTTGAAGAGGCTTGGTCACTAACTACAATTAAAGACCCTGAGACCTATCGTGCAGATAAAAAACGTGCACGTCAATTAATGAATGAGGCTAATACTTTAAGAGCTGCTAGAGCATAATGATTACATTAACAATAGAACCAGCCGATAACGGGGTTGTCAAAGTTATCTATGATGACTCCGTTAACGGAGCTGGAGAAGAGTTTGTTTCTCGAAAAGTATATGATTTCGAGAGAGATGAGGAGACCAAAGAATCAGTAGCGGACTTCTTATCAGACGTTGTTCTTGATCTTGGAATTGACGTCGGTAGCGACTTAGATAAATTCAAAGTTGCAATCGTAACTGAAATAGGCGATCCTGCCCAATTCAGTGAAGATGAAATAAAACAAAAAATAAAAGAGTTGAAAGCTGAAATTAAAGAGCTTGAAAATTCTATAAAATAATGACCTTAAAAGTAGCAGGTATTTGGTGTAAAACGAAGTCTGACTTTGATAAGTACATTCGCCAAGAAGAATATGACTTAGTGATCTCTCATAATGAGATCTATAGTCGCCTGCTTAAAAGTGATCCGAGTGATGCTGAACCGTCGGACGTCATTATTTCACTTTATATACAAAAACTTTTTAAATCTATTCCTAAGAAATTCGAAGGTTTAGAAGAGGTTAACATTGCTTTCCTATTTAAGAATCTTGACAGCGAGACTGTCTCAAACTTCAAGAGGTTCATTTCTAATGAATTTGAAATGGGTGAAATGGATTTAATCATTATTAATAGATGTGATTATCCAAAGAAAGGGGTGTTAAGCCTATTTGATGCTGTAAAGTTTATTGACCATGATTAAGCACAAGCTTTTTGCAAAGGGCGAATATGTACAAGCACTGATCTCAACTACACAACAACCTAACGTTCTTATTCCGGTTAGGGGAATTATCTATGATGTCAAGTTTGATGACATTAATCCGCAATATCAAATTAGAGTCAAGAAATTCTATGACTCAATCTATTTTCTTAAGCAAAACATGTTTGGTGGGCGATTCTTTCGTGACTTTGAAGGACATGATACCAGAATAAATGCTAAAAGAACCAACTATAAAAATACAGACCAATTAGTAGAAGAACTATTTGACGGAGACAATTGGAAAAAGTATTTAATTGTTGTTGATTCTGTATTTTGTGTTAAGACATTTGAAGAACAACAAATCTTATTTAATAATTTACAGTCTTTTATGATTGAACAAAAGATTAAAGAGATTTATGAAATGTCAACCAGATTACCATACCAACGTGCTTCAGGTGATTTTGCATATGGATCTAAAGGTGAATTCATCACCGCTTTAAAGAAATTCCTGGGTGATCGCATTCCACCTGATGAGGAATGGATTGATAACATGTTCTATAATCCAACTTCTAAGGAAATGGACATGGGAGAATGGAAGTAGTATGATAATAAATAGGATATATAAAGAAAAATAGATCCTATTAATGTCTGAACAAGCACAAGATAATACATCACTACCGGGAGAATCTTCAAAACTTCAATTTGTTTCTGAAGAAAACGGCATCTTTATGTATAGAGATGTAGATAGTGGGGCTGAAATAACTTCACAGGCTCTAATTGATGGCGCGAAAGGAAATCCACCAATTTCAGGAGAGGGTGCTGTTAAATTAGGAGCTACTATAAAACAATCGGTTGATGCAGAAAACGGTGGATTTTACGGAGCTCAACCAGATATCCAATCTAGAAAATATAGTGTTGGTAAAGAAGTTTCAGGAGCAGGAAACACTAATAATAAAGTAGAAGATGCGGGGACAACAGTTGATGCTGGACAGGCAGTAAGATCTAAATTTAACAGATGGTCATTATTTAAGACTGAAAATATTGCAGGTAAAAACGGTGTAGGAACTGCAAGTAATAAAAAGGAAATGTCAGAGGCTCTATACGGAGGACCTGATGGACCAATTCAAAACCCAACTGCACGTAACATTGTAAACTTTGCGAAAGGAACTAAGTCTTCTGGGAAAAGCCCATCAACTAGCTTAGGATATGATTATGATTTAGCTGACTTTATTCAATGTCAGCACTATGGAATGATTAGCAATAATTATATGCTAACTTTAAGAAGATTTCCATATCCTGTACAAGATGACATTATTAGTCCAAAGGTATTTGATAAAACTGGAAAGCCAGTAGATGCTCACCAACCTGATCTTGCGAGAGCAATTACTTGGATGTCACCTGCTCTTGGAAATGACCTTAAAGAAATTTTAAAGTTTAAAGTAGGTTATAATTGGAAAGATGTAGAATCTCAATTACAAGATATTCAAACTACTAAAGCTAATAGAGGTGCACTTGGTGCAAGTATTGACGGTAGTCCACTACTTTCAGCAATAGAAGCTGGTCTATCTGGAAGAAGTGCAGCGGAGGCAGCAACTATTAGGGCAAGAGGTGCTGGATTTGATCCAACTAAAGAAACTTATCCAAACAAAGTATTTGGACCATACAACGTAATTAAAGACGTATTAGCTAGAGATCGTGGAATTAAGTTTGAACAAGATTTTACACTCACATTCTACTATGATATTAGAGGTTACGGAAACACTTCTCCTAAAGCAGCGTTTATGGATACGATGTCTAATCTACTAGCACTAACTTATAGCAACGCTCCATTCTGGGGAGGTGCTACTCGTTATTTAGGTAATGGTAGTGTTGGGAAGCCATTTGGTGATCTTAATAAACTTAAAAATGGAGACTATGGTGGCTTCTTAACGGGTTTAAAAGATCAATTCATGTCAGCAACTGGTCTTGAAAATGGATTTAAAGGAGCTATTGAAAAGTTTGGTAATTCTAAAGTGCTTGACAACATCGTCGGTGGTGGATTAATGAAACTATTTAATGGACCTCAAGGTGCAACATTAGCTGCTGCATTCTTAACAGGTGATCCTACTGGTAATTGGCATTTAACAATTGGTAATCCAATGGCACCAATGGTAGTGATTGGTAACTTAGCACTACAAGATGCTCAATTTGAATTTGAAGGTCCTCTTGGATATGAAGATTTTCCAAGTAAACTAAAAGTCACAATTACCTTAAAACCTGGTAGACCAAGAGATAAGGGTGATATTGAAAGCATGTTTAATGCTGGAAGAGGAAGAATGTATCTACAACCTGAAGAGGGTGGTGGTCCTAACGAAGGATTGGTTGATGCATATGGCAAGAAAATAATGACAGAAGGAATGCTACGTAGATCTTCTGATATGAATCACGGATAATAGATATGGAATTAAAAACATTATTAAATAAGATCAGTGACGGCGTTAAAATTATAATGGCGGTTCCTTCTATAATCTTTAGTGATAGAGAAAATGCTAAACTAGTTGAAGAAAATCATGTCATCACTAAATTTGAAGAGGCAAGACCAGATCTAGTTGCGCTTAAGTACTATGGAACTACGGAAGGGCTAGATATTATTTTAAAGTATAACAATATATCTGATCCTTTTTCTATTAAACAGGGTCAGATTATATCAGTACCTTCTCAAGAAATTTCGCTTGTTAAGTTTAAAAGACCGAAAGAGGTTGAAGAAAATCCAGTAAAGCAGCAGTTTATTGATACAAAAAGACTGACGACTAAAGATCAAAAAAGGGTTAAAGCTCTACAGAAAAAATACGGTAAAGAAAATCTTTTGCCGCCAAATGTTATACCAGTTGGTAAGAAAACTTATAGATTTGAAAGAGGTAAAATTGTGTTTGGAAAACAGGCACAAAGTGATCCAGTAGTAGATCAAATTCTAAAAGAAACAACAAGTCAAGATACTCAAAACTTAAGTTAAAGATAGATGGAGTTATCTAGTAAAATATTAGCCTTAATTGAACCTTCAATTGAGCCTACGAAAATTGAAACACGTTCATTTAATGAAGAGAGTGGAGAAGAGGATAAGATAACGAAAACATTTGGTATCGATTCTCCAGTTGTCTTTATGAATGGTTATGTGTTTGAAAGGGGTGATGTTGTTAATTTTACTATTGAGAATTCAGGCGTTATACCAACTGCTTCAGCAAAAATTGTAGATTCTAAAAATGTATTTACAGTCGATGCGTTTCCTAGAGATGGAGACGTTTTTACTGTTTTTATTAATTCAAAAAATCAAAGTACATTTAAGTCAATTCACCTTGATTTTGAAATCATAAACATTACAGCTGAACCGAAAAAAGAGGGAGATCCTAAGGTAGTTAATCTTACTGGAAGGGTTAAAGTTCCTAAAATATTTGCTGAAAATTGTCAATATCTGGAAGAAGATACCTCTCTAGAACATATTATTAAAGTTGCAAAAGAATTAGGGTTAGGACTAGCATCTAATGTTGAAAGTACCGACGATACACAGATAAGAATTCAACCATATATTAATTATGTTGATTTTATCAATAATATTGTTTCTACCTCGTATATTAATGATGATTCCTTTCAGACACACTTTATTGACTACTATTATTATTTGAATTTTGTTAATGTAAATTCAATTTTTAATTCTGAAAATCCATCATTAGAAGATTTTGAAGAATCTTTAGCATCAATGAACGTTTCTATTGGTGAAGAGTCTTTTGCCCCAGATGATATTGATTCTGCAAGCTCTAGATTATTTTTAACCAATAAAACTGACTTTAAAGCGACTAATCAATATATTAATAAATTTGAAATAGTTAACTCGTCACAGGCAGTTACTGAAGTTCATGGTCATTTTAGAGACGTTCAAGTCTATGATGACAATTCAGATGAAAAACTAGATGAATTTGAAGTAAGTTCATTAACACAAGATCCTTCAAGATTGCTTGATATTCAAGAGCCATTACGTGGAAATAGAGAAAGTGAAGAATATGTATCACTTAGAAAACACAAGTATATGGGTAGGCAAGACGTTGGTGGCGATGGAATTGGAAACGCTCATGCTAATTATGTATTTGCTCAGTTAAATAATAATATCAACCTCGATGATACACAACGTATGAAAATGGTTGTTACTCTTGAGTCTTTTAATCCTTCACTGTATAGGTTCCAAAAGGTTCCAGTTTTAATTTATCACATATCTACTGAAGCAATTAAACCGGCACTACAGCTTGAAGAAGAAAAAGAAAAAGAAGGATTTACAGATTCAACAATTGATGTTCCTAAGGGTGAAGAAGATCCAGATCAGGTATTAGATCAATTTGCATCAGGTTATTATGTAATAGAATCAATAGAACTAATTTATAAAAAGAGACTTGGTAAATTCTACCAACAAGTTACTCTACTTAGAAGAGATTGGCCAGCAAGATTAAATGCGGTTAAAGGGAATAAATAATTAAACTATGCAAGATTTCAAGACCACATTAGACTTTAGAAAAGGCTTTCGCTACAGTAAATTAGCGGAGGATCCTACGTACTTGACGTTTTTCTTCATGTTTGATTATTTCAGTGAAGAATCTCCTCTATTCAATGGAGAGGCAGAAAACTACTTAAAGAATGTAGTTAAAGACTCTGAAAAAGCAGAGTCTCTTGCAAACTTTAAAAAGATATTGCAAAGAATTAATTCTGAACTTCCTTGGTTTTGGCAAAGTGTTTCTGGAATTGATACTACTCGACAGTTTGGTAACATGGAAGAACCATGGTGGGGAGCTGATAAACCTTCAATTGAGATAAGTTGCTTAGAAACTGTAGAATTAACAGTTTCCGGAATGATTGACCTATATAAAAAGGCAGCATATGATTTTGAGAGATGGGTTGAAGTTATTCCAAAGAATTTAAGACGCTTTAGAATGTGGGTTTGGGTTTCAGAAGTTAGAGATTTCTCTAGATCTTCTGCATCAAAAGCATTTAGTGCTCTTCAAGAGGCTGGAGGTAATAATACAGTTAGTAACGATAATAGTGTTAAGAGTGCAAAACCATTCTTTCAAATTGAATTAAAATACTGTACATGGGATATTGATTCGACGAGTAATATATTTGCTGACCTTTCAAGAAGCCCTTCTGAGGTTGCTGCACCGACTATTAAAATCTTTTATGAAGACGTTGCATATAACGCGGAATATGGTAACAACTCTTTACCAAATGCCGATAGAACCTTAGGAGAAATGCTTGGAGATATCGCTAAAGAAAAGCTAGACCGAATAGCAAGTGGTGCTATTGATCGAGTATCTGAAAGCCTACAAGCAAGAGCTCTTCTTGGAAACGTTCATGGTATAAATTTAGCATCAACTATTCAAGATGCATTTAATGCAGGATCAGTAAATGGTATTGCAAACATCCTAAATGGGGTTAATACTACGAGTTCTGGAGATAATGGAGGTGGTAATCTTGGAGAGGTACATGATAAAGTTCCTCAAAAGAATGAATCACCGAAAGGTAACGTTTATGGTAATGTTGCTCAAGATTCTGAAGGCTTAACTCCAGAAAACGTATATACGAATTCAAACGTAACAGATAACGAAGGTCCAATCAACCAAAACGTACATAAATAATGGAGACCATAAGAGAGTTATATCGTGATAACGTTAGAGACTCTCACTGGATTGGTGAGGTTGTTAATAACGAAGATCCTCTTCTAAATGGAAGATGTAGGGTAAAGGTGTTTGGTAAATTCGACCTTTTACCGGATGAGGCTATTCCATGGGCAACTCCAATGAATCGCGATCAGGTAGGTGCTCACTCAGTTCCTAGGGTTGGCGACATTGTAGCCGTTCGTTTCGATAATGGTAACATATACCACCCAGAGTATTGGTTCCAGGTGGATCAGAATAGTGCCCTTAAGAGTGAGGTACTTGAGAATTCTGAAACTCCTCAAAATGTAATTTCACTTGTTTACGACGACGAAAGAAACTTAAGAATATACCACTCACCTGAAGACGGATTAGTCGTAACTTCTGGAGAATCAAATACAGAGGCTCCAATGTTAAGATTTAGTCCAGAAGGAGAGATCTTTATTAACTCAGACAATATCTTTATTGCTGAAAGCGGGACAGATGATTCTGAACCAGCAGTTCGTGGAGAAACACTATCAAAGCTTCTACAAAAGATGCTTGACTTTATTACAACACATACTCACACTGCTCCAATGGGACCAACAAGTCCACCACTGCCTCCTGTTTCAATACAGGGTAAAGCACTAAAGAGTCAACTTGGTCAAAATTCAGGAGAGGGTAAAATTAAACAGAAATCAACACCTTAAAAATGGCAGATCAGAAAGCAGGAGATAACCTAGGGGTAGGTACACTTAACGATGGGAATAGCGGAGCTCCAACCGGAGCCCCTGCAGGTCCTTCTTCTGGTGGAGGTGGAGGAACTCCATCCCCTTCCGGAACGCCAGGAACTCCAGCAGGAACTGGAACACCAGCAGATACTGGAACACCAGCAGGTACTGGTGGAAATCCAGGCCCTACTGCAACTGCTTCACCGCCAAGTCCATTTCCGTCAGGATCTAATTTAAGCACAGCACTCGATTCTTTTTTAAATAAAGGCGGAAGCGGTTTACCTTCATATGAAGATGTTGTTGGTATTTTTATTGCAACTAAAGTTGGAATGGATGAAATTAAAAGACAAAATCCTCAAATTGCAGATGCTGACTTCAAGGCTGAAGTTGATAGTTTAAAAGATTACTATATGAATGGTGCTGGAAAAGAGGCGCTTGAAGGAATGTATAAAGACCTAAAAGCAGCACTTGGAAAGGCAAAAGAAACGGCAGTTAAACTTCCGATTACAGCAACTCAAGCGATTGCAAGTTCAGTTCTTCCAGGTACGATAGGCATTGGAGTTCCTAACTTTGCAAAAATGGCACTGGACCTAAAAGTAAATACCGGTCAAATTAAAGAGGTTATTAATGACTTTTTGGTAACTGTTGCTACTGTATTAAAACTTGCTGGACAACTTGGTCTTTCTAATAGTGGCCCAATTAAGCAGCTTGGTAATATTGCTCAACCACTTTTAAAATCGGCTCAAAAAATGGACGATGCTGAAAAGAAAGCAGATGCAAAAGAGGAAGAAGCAAATAGTCCAGAACCATTTGAATTCAATATTAGAGGTACTATTTATACCGAGGATTCTGCTTTAGAATTTGCAGATGAATTAGGAGTCTCTTTCGCACTTTCATTAGATGATATGACAAGTTTAGACGACCTTGCAAAACAAGCCGTGACTCCCGATGAGACTCTTATACAAATCAATGTAATTAAAGAGTACAATAAGTGGTACCTGGAAAATAAGAATATTTAACGAATATATACATTGTCTCACTTTTTAATTTAAACATAAATGTCAGAAAACAAAAGAAAACGCTTAACTAAGCCAGTGGCTGAAGAAGCAAAAGTAACTGAAACAGCAGTCGCTGATTCAAAAGAAGAAAGAGTAGAAGAAGAATCTTGGTTAAATGAAGACGGAACATTTGACTGGATTGGATACGAAGCAACTTGTATTACACATACTCGCAAACACAACCAACACATTAAAACCAATAACTTAAAGGATAAGATCTATTGTAGAGAACCTTATGCTCAAAAGTTATATGACTTATATATTGGACATAATAGTGTTCAAAATATGAGAACCAACGTAAGTGCTGGTGAAATTGTAGATGGTAAGGTATATGCTGTGTCTTCTGAATGGATGACGGTCGACGTTGATTACCGCGAAATGGTATATGTTCAGTTGTCAAAAGAACCTCAACATGTTATCGAAGATTACAAACCAGGAGATGAGGTTTCTGTGTTAATCACAAGTGACGGATATGATACAATGAGTAACAACTCACATGTTACTGGATCTGTTTCAGGTGGTATGAAACAAAGAGTCTTTAGAGACCTTCAAGCAGGAGTTGATACTGCCGATACTGCATGGGTTGGTAGAGTTAGTCACATGATTGAGAATGGTGGTTACATTGTAACTATTCAAGGTGTAGAGTGTTTTATGCCAGGTTCATTAGCTGGAATTAATAAACTACACGACTTTGAATCGATTATCGGTCAAGAAATGTATGTTGTTCCAGTATCATTCTCACCAGAAAGAGGTACAATCGTAGTTTCTCACCGTAAGTATTTACAAGCAATGATTCCAACTGAGATTCAGAATCTTAAAGCTGCAATCGAAGACAAGCATACTGGTGAAGTAACAGGTACTGCTAAATATGGAGTCTTTGTTGAATTTAATACTTGTCTAACTGGTATGATTCACGTTAACGATTTAGATGAAGAAACAATGAAGAAATTTAAGGCGAGAGAAATCAAACCTGGAGATTCAATTAGTTTCTGGATTAAAGACATCGTTAGTAACACGAAGATCACGTTAAGCCAAAAAGCTGAATCAATTGAAAACCCATGGTCAGATGTTGATAAAAAGTTCAAAGTCCCATGTAATGTTGAAGCAACTGTAAAAACTAAAAAGGACTATGGTCTATTCATTAGTGTTGAAGAAGGTTTAGTTGGTTTATTACATGTTAGTGAACTTGAAGATGGAATTATGGATCTATATAATCCAGGTGATAAAATTACCGTACAGATTAATAGAATCGATAAGGCAGCTCAAAAGATCTTCCTTAAATTACCAGAATAATTTAACACATCTCTGAATGTGATATATACTTAATAAGTGTATAATATCATAATCAGTCGATGCAGACATTAAATAGAAATTCTGATAAATTATCAATCTTGAACGCCTCACAGATAGGTGTTGAGTTTGAATTTTATTCTAATCACGGCCTAGAAGAAACGAGAGATATGCTCAAAGTTCTTCTAGGTCGTGATATTCGTATAGAAACGAAGGCCCATTCTGACTTCCAGCCAGATGATAAGATATTTAAAATGGAACCAGATATGAGCGGCGGTAAAGGCCTAATTGAGCTTGTTACTGGTGCAGTTCCATACAGAAATGCAAGGATCATGATTATTAAGATGCTTGGATGGATTAGAGAAAATGGTTACACGACTGAAAGATCTTCAATTCACCTAAACCTTTCATTTCAGAAAGACTTCTTAGATGATAAGAATATTGTCTCAAAAATGAACACTCTTAAGTTTATTCTTGAATTTAACGAAGATCAAGTGTATAAGCTTTTCCCAAATAGAAAAGATTCAATTTATGCTAAGTCGATTAAATGGGTAATGCCAAAGAATGAATCGTTTTATTTTGATAGTTCATTAATTTCTCAAATGAACTTTAACTTCCCAAATACTAAGTACTACGGTGTAAATTTCGATAAGAAAATTAAAAATTACTTGGAATTTAGATATATTGGTGGAAAGGATTATGAAAATAAGCAGGATAGTATTTTGTATCTTGTTGACCGATTTATTGTTCAAATGTGGAAGTCATGTTCAGAACCAGAGTTTACTGAAACTAATAAAATTGAACTAAAAAAGATTCTTAACAAAAATCTGCCATTTAGAGAAATACTCAGCGATTATACAAACTTAAAGAAACACTATCCAAGTATTGAGGTAATGTCCGATCTACAAGAAGTAGATGCTGTGATTAGATTACAATGGGATCGAATTAAAAACAAAATAGTTTCTTTAATTTCGCAAGGCGGTATGGTAGAGGGTATCATTAATTATGACTCTGATATTGGTCGAGTACAGGTTAAAGATGGAAAGTTTCCAGTATGTTATGAAATTGACGGAGTAGATTTAATTGATTGTCATATAAATGGAAACGTTTTTAACTCAAATTTACATAACTGTGAGGTTACAAGATCAGTACTTAAAGGGTGTAATCTATACAATGGTACTGAAGCATTGGATTCTAAAATAGAATCTTCTTATGTACATGCAAGCTGTACTGCTAAAAACTGTTATGTGTTTGGCAGAGATGGAGTTTTTAAAGGCAAAATGATAGGTGGAATCTTCAGAGAAGGATTCATTGATGATAATACAAGATTTGACGAAACAGAAGTTGTCGTCAGTAAAAAAATAAATTCGTAAAATGAGCGAAATTAGAAGTGGTACTAGTGGATTAAATACTCCTAGAGATTTTGGAGACTGTGAAAATGCATTCTTAGATGAATTAGCAGATGATATCACTGGAGCTTGTATGGTTCCAGTAAATCTTCCAACTAGAGAAATCATGAACATTATTAAAAGAGCTAGAAAATGGTTCTACAAAAACTATGAGTATTCGGTAAGAGAAAACTTCTTCCATATTCCACACAATGTTTTTGAAACTGAATACTTTAGAAAAAATAGATCGGTTTATTTACCGGATAAGTCAAGTACTGGTGCAGGTCAAGTATTCTCAGTTTTTGGACTTTGGGATCTTTCTAGTGGCTGGAATGGAGGTGGATCTGGACTAGACATCAGATTTACATCACTAGGGGATTTTGGAATGGAAAGAATGATGTTTAAAGGGGCTTATTCTGGTTCTGGTTCAGCAGATTTTGCAGAAAACCTACAGTACTACGTGGTTAACAGGTCTCTATTTGATCTTTCGAGACAAATCTTAGAGAACCCAATTACATTCTCATATTCTCAACTAACTGGAGAGCTTAAGTTTTTAGGAGACACTCCAAAGGGTGATGTAATTATTAATGTATATGAAACCATCGAAGACTGTGCATTATACAATGATGAAATTTTCTTTAGATATTGTTCAGCAAGAATCAAACAGTCTCTAGGAGCTAAACTTGGAATCTTTAAGTTTGCACTTCCTGGAAATGTTGACTTTGATTATGATGCGATCAAATCAATGGGAGACGAAGAATTAGCAGAAATTAAAGAGGAAATCAAAGGCGACGAAGGAGTTGACTGGATGTTCCACGGCTAATTATAATAAATAGAATATGGAACTGTATATTAAGACCATCGGCGACCCCAATCATAATCCAACTGAAGTTCATTCAAAAAATGAAATTGATCAGTTGATTACACAGATTGAAACTATCCTCTTCACTAATAAAGGAGAGGTTTTGGGGGATGCTGATTTTGGTTGCAGTTTAAATGACCTATTATATGAACTTAACGCAAATGAGTTCGTTGTAAAAAATGAAATAGACAAACAAATAGCAAGATATTGTCCACTTGCTTCTAAATATAGAGTAGACGCTAAAGTTAGCTTTATTAGAGGAGAGGTAAGAGACGAAGCATTTATTGACATTACAATCGATAGCCAATATATGATATCAGTGTCAAGTTTATAAAAAATTAATTAGATAATGGCCGAACAAAAATTTCTAAATAAGACGAGGATAATTGCTTCTCAGATCTTTGATGATACTAGAACCTATATTTCTAGAATCTACAAAAGATCGGGTACTTTATTCACTAACGCTTCGCCGTTTGCTCAAATCCTGAGGGTTCTTTCAGAGATTTCTGAGCTATTATTATTCTATGTTGAAGATTCTACTGTAGAACAAAACATATATACAGCGCAACAATCAGAATCAATCTATGGACTTGCTAGACTTGCTGGACATGATGCAACTAGAGGATTTGCGGCTACTGGTGAACTTGCAATTAGAATTAACCCACAATCAGGTGCCCTAACTAATTTAGCAGGAGATGGGATCTCGATTCCAGCAAACGCTGAACTTAAATTTGATGCAAACGGACTTTCTTACATGCTAAGAACATCAAGAGATGCATTTAGAATTAATAAGAATCAAAGAGAACAAATTAAAGTTGTTATTGTACAGGGTAGATCAGAAACTCAAAGCGTTACTGGTGATGGTGAATCATTCCAAAGTTACAATATTCAAACTGGAGGAACAACAGATCATAACCTAGTAAAAGTATCGGTTAACGGAGAACAATGGACTAAATTTAATTCAGTTTATGAAATGAACGCTGGAGATAAAGGGTTCATTGTTAAAACTGGTATTAGTGGAGGTTTAGATGTTTACTTTGGTACTAATAATTTTGGTACAATTCCAGCTAATGGTTCTATTATCGATATTGAGTACATTATTCACGATGGAGCAAAGGGTAATATTGAAGATGCTGAAGACTTAACAATTAAATGGATTGATGAAGGTCAAGATAGTGCTGGTAACTTTTATGACCTAAACGAAATCCTGTCAGTTGAAGTTACATCATCTCCGAAAATGGGAGCTGATCCAGAATCTACTGAGTTTACAAAGGTAATTGCACCGCTTGCGTCAAAGTCATTTGTATTAGCAACGCCAGATAACTATGAGTACTTCCTATCAAGATATGGTATTTTCTCATATATTGATGCATACAATACTGCTGACGATGGTTATATCGACGATGACAATGTAATCTATATTTTTGCAGTACCAGATATTAAAAGAAAACTTGCAAAGAATCAAGACTACTTCTCAATTCCACAGCAAGAAATGTTCTTTGACCAGAATGAATATGATAAAATGACACAGGTCCTACAAGACAGCGGTCAAATGATGGTTACAACTGAAGTTAAATTTGTTAAACCGCAAATTAGAAAATATGCAATGGATATTTCAGTTAGATATTTTGAAGGGTTTAGTAAAGAAAACATTGCAAACGATATTAGAGTAGCTATTTCTGAATACTTATTGAATATCACAAGAAGGGATAAATTACCAAAGAGTGATATTATCTATATCCTAGAAGGAATTGAAGGGGTTGATGCAGTAAACGTTCAATTTAGAAGCGAAGCTGAAGAAACCGCTAGAAGACTAGGTTACTATGAATCAGTTACAACTACAATTGCAGCACAGGAACCAGTAACTCTTGAAGATATTGGTAATGGTAAACAAAAATACGTATTCTTTAAGAAAATTGAAGAGGTTACTAAAGTAAATATTACTGAAAATGATCCAATTCCAGCTGATATTGTAGGTCTAGATCAATGGGGTGATATTATCCTAGACAAAGAAGAAATTGCAGTATTCAGAGGAGGTTGGAAAGATTGCGATGGATCTGAAATCAAAGATGAGCCCGCAATTAATGAAGAATCATGTCTTTCTATAAACTTTGACGGTACTCCAGTACCAAGAAAGATTTATACAAGAGTACAGGCATCAAATAGAAAAGCACTATAATGGAATCTTTATATAAAGGACTATTAAAATATAAACTAAAGAAGCTTTATTCTAGCAGAAAAACTAGAAAGGATAATCGTTTAAACCTAGGTTATGATTACTCTGAAAGTTTAATGCAAAGAAACATGTCTTCTCATGTTCTGAGAAATCAGACAATAAGCGACTTTATTAGTTTTATTAATGATTATTTAATGAATCTAATCCGATCAATAAAGATGATGCAGCAGTACAAAAACTATACTGTTAAAAAAGATGACACAAACGTTAAATAATGTTTGATAATTTAAAGATATTTAAAGGAACTGATCATGTTCTAGATACAACAGTAGACCAGAATGGTGTACTGAAAACTTCCGTGTATCTTGATGAGGTTTCTACTGGACTATATGAGTCAGCAACATTATTCTTTTTAGAAGATGTTGAATATAATAGTGTTCGCTATTTAAATAGACCACTGTCAGACACCCAAACTGCAGGTGAATTTGTATTCAAATGGAAAAATGATTCTTATTCCTCAGATGATCTGATAATGTATACTGCGAAGGTTGAAAACGGGTTGACCAAAATTAACGTTGAAACTAATCAGCAAATTTCAATCCTTGATAATTCAACCGTTGCTAGTACAAATAATGGAGTAAAGCAGGTTTCAAGCGTAAATAATGAGGCAGTACAGGTTAACGTTGCTCTTAATTCTGAAGATGAAGGAAGACACGAGAACACCCTTCTAGTGTATTATAACGATGGAACAACAAGTACACTCATTGCGAGTATCTTTTTCTACGGTGAGGTTGTAGGTGAAGATGAGAGGTTAAGAATCCTATTACAAAACTTAGGAGCTAGCCTAGATGAAGGCGACTTTATCCTATTTAAGGAGCATGATATTACTGAAATGGCTCCCGACTATATTTTATTAAACCAAAAAAGAAGAGAGCTCTTATTAGAATTAGCAAACATAAAACCATTTATTGGAACTTACAAAGCTATTCTAAATGCAATTGATTTCTTTGGTTATAATAATTTGACCCTAAAAGAGTATTGGTTAAACATTAATACCGGAAGCAGTTCATTTGGTAAACTACATGCGATTCCTGTAACTGGTTCAAGTCAATATGGAGATGCTGTTAGAAAAAAGATTAGTGTTGAAGTTCCTTCAAGCAACCTAAAGAAAACCAGTAGATTTAGCTTAGTATACCGTTTAAATGTTGTCAATGGAGAATATGACGAATGGGATATTCCAAAAGTCGATGAGGTATTTGAGTTTACGCCAGAAGAGGTACTAATTAAGTTATATGGTCTAAAGTCAAAGTTACAGAGAGAATACCTTCCATTAAATGCTAAAATTATTGACATTGTTGCTGAAGGCGATTACTTTACGCAAAAGAACCTTAATATTTGGAACAATCAAAACCCGATTGCATTCTTTACTGAAGGTCATGACATTGATTTTGAACTATTTCCAACACAACGAAAACTATTTATTGAGGATGTATCGCTGGTCTTAAAGAAAGTGTACGATCCAAATAATATTGCAAGTGGAGATTACCAAAAGTACCATGATTTACTAGCAATAGATTTTAGTGAGTATGGAAACTTAACTAATGACCAACTTGCTGATTTAAGAGAGGCAATTGAGTTATTCTATGCTGACTATTATAATGATGAGTTAGAAACATTCAATGAGGACATTGAAATTGGATGTCCAGTAATTCTTGACGGCGAAACAACATTTACTCAAAGCTGGGAAGAGGCTCAATTTACATGGCAAGATGCAATCGATCCACAAGTTACTTGGAATAACTGGTGGAAACGTTGGGTATATGAAGTTGAATGGATTATTACTGGTCCAAGAGGACTAAGATATGAATTTAAAGGAGACATTGATAACTATTTAAAGTTCCCTGTTTTCTTACCATATGAAGGGTCATATAATGTTGAAATGAGAACATTTGACCTATTTGGACACAGATCGTATGATGTTAAATCTGGTTTAATCGAAGTTGGTTTAAAAGAGGTTGAGTTCTACGGATTCTATAAGACTCTTAGAAAAAATACTTGGAATGACAGAGAAGCGGTTTCTTGGAAAGAAGTCGGTGGATATTGGGATCTTCCAGTACATAATCCAAACAAGATTGAAGAATCAAATGCAAGTTGGTACTTAGCGCTTGACAGAAATAATTATGTCCATGAACCAATCGAAGGACAGAGTGATGATTTTACGACAGTTTCAAGATACGTTGATATTTTCTCAGAGACAGGTTATTCTGAAACTACAGGTCCTTACTACTGGAATAATGCAGATTACACTTGGAACAATACATCTGATTTATGGTGGAATGCGACTAGAATCGGATCAGATTTAGCAGCTTCATTTAAAATAGAACCAGTATTTACAGGAAGCCCAGTAATTTCGATCGATCATAAAGATCCGATCACTGGTCAAATTATATCAGATTCATATCAAATAACTTCTGCAAACCCAGGAGCTAATACTAATATAGCAGCTTGGCAAACAGTTGTTGATGAATTAAATACAACGACTAATCCAATTATTAGTAAATTTATCTACAATTTAGTTGGTAAAGACAATGATGGTGATGGAGTAGTTGACGTAGTTGCATTTATTCTTGCAGTCGGTAAAGAAACTAATAAGTACTATGACTTTGAAAGTGTATCGATGTTAGGTGGAACTATTAGTGGAGAGGTACATCAAATAACCTATAATCCTAACTACGATGAAATTGATATCTTTAGTGACTGGAGAATGGTAAATAAATCAACTCATGTTACATTCTCTCTGGATTATTCAAAGATGCCAGGAATGAAATTGAAAAAATGGACGATTACCAATAATACATACCCTGATAATAGTGATATATATTATGGTGATATAGTGTTAACATATCTCTTTAGGAATCCAGGAAACTATACAATCTCACTAGAGGTTGAAGATACTAATGGAAATGTTAACTCAACACATAGAAACATATTAACAGTAAAATAAAAACAAAAGATGGCAAACATTACAGAAATTCTAGGGACTGATTCTCTTTCTTCATCAAGACTGACGATCAACTCAAACTTTACTGCCCTGAATGACGAAATCGCAGACATCACTTCATTAGTAGATCCAGTAACTTCAACAATTGCTGGAATTGATAGTGTTTCTGCGGAATCAATTAACTTATCGTATCTACAAGGAGGTTCTTCGCTTCCTATCCTTTCGATCGATTCGACTGGTGCAGTATTTAGCGTTGCAACCGATTTTGCGGAAGACGTTGATGTACAAAAGAAACTTCAAAAATCTGGTGTAGTTGGTGCTGGTGGTTCTGGAAACGGAAGTACTTCAGGCGCTCCAACATCAATTGATGCTTCTACATATTTTAGTGGAGTTGCGTTAGCTTTACCAGTAGGAGCGGAGGGTCAAGAAGTAACAATTATCAGTACAGCTGGTTCAGCAATCGCAATTACAGCAGGTACTGGAGTATCTCTTGGTGCTACTTCAATCTCGCTTGATGGTCTAAATTCATCGGTTACCGTAAGATTCTTTAGTAGTAACAGTACTTGGTACGTTATTGGTTCACACGCAGCAACAATCGCATAAATTAAAAAGATAAAAGTAAATGGCAACTCCATTAGTTAGAATACCACAGGTTCAAGGAGGTACAATGTATGCTTTTGCTTCAGCAGCAAGAGACATCACACGTGCTTTCAATAACGCCGATATTAAATTTGAATTCAGTAGATATGCACTATTGGATCTGCCTGATTTTACGACCTCTGTCAATAATTCCAACACGATTGATTATACTCAATTAAAAGACTCTGCAGGTCAAGCGTACTCACCTTCTCAAAATGGAGCTGGAGTAGACTTTGCAAAAACTTTCCAAAACTACGTTCTAAACGCAGAAGAGTTAATCCTACAAGACGATGATTTTGACCCAATAATCTTCAGAACAGACGCAGAAAAACTATTCTTTAAATGGTTATCTTCGACTAATTCAATTAGATTTAAAACGGCAGATTCAACTGAAAGTAATAGTGGTAATTATACTGAGCAGCCTAATTCTTCACAAGCAGGAACAGTATATGATCGAGTTGTTAAATATTTAGGTACAATTGACGCGGAAAACGATATTGCATACAAAGGTAATGCGTATCACGAGGTTTATATTAATGTTCCTTCTTCGGCGGGTACTACTCCAACTGTATTATTTGAGCCATCGAACTATAATACTACGGCTAATAGATTATATGCTGGATCTTGGATTGAAGGTAGAGACGGACAAACACATCCGGACCCAAATCTAGATTTAGAACCAATTGTTGATGGATTTGATTTAGCAACTGGAGCATATTACGACATTAATACTAACGGGACTAATAGTGTTGGTATTGATTGGAATGAGCAATCTTACTACGGAGTTACTAATGATTCTGAAGTAAAAAACCTAAACGATTACGCAAAGAAGGGTACAGATTTTAGATTCAATGCAGTCCTAGTATACTATGATATGTATAGCACTTCTGTTCCTTCAAACAGATCAACTAACCTATATGGTATTCTTATTCTAGATGATGTTAAGAGTACTGGAGGTTCAGGCTATAAGATTAATGAACAAATTAAGTATAAGCCAAACGAGGTTACTGGTTTAAATGGTAATGCTTTCTCATTAAAATTAAACTTGAAGTTTAATACTTCTCTTGATAATGTTGGAGTTGAGACTAATATTAACGACTTTACAACATTCTCAATGGATCTATTTATGGATACGACGACACTGCTAGAGAATGCAGCTGAAATCTTAATCCAAGCAAATAATAGATATGGTGGAATTACTAATCGTCTTGATGAACTAGAAAAATTAGTACTTGCAAGCGAAACATCAGAAGATATAGAGGCAAGATTAACCAGTTTAGAAAGCGACTTCCAGAACACCTCAGTTCAATTACAGGATGCTGATTCTCTGTTGAAGTTAATCACAAAAGCACATGATAAACTTAACTCTCTGATTGACGGAACAATTCCAGTTGCATTACAATATAACACTGATGTTCTATTTGATGGAGCAGGTACTCAAGTTGATAAATCAGTTGAGAATAAGATTAAAGTAAACAACGTAACTAAGGGCTATGAAAACCTAAATCTATTTACATGGGATTTAGCTTCTGAACAGGTTGGAACTTCAATTACATCTGCTAATCCATTCGATATTCAAGTCGGAGGTAGTGGATTAAGTCAATATGGAATTTGGTGTAAACTTAAACCATTCACTAATAGAATTAGCTTTATCGATAAATTCCTTACCGGTACTGCAAATGATGATTTGAATATATACATAGATGACACAACAACGCCTTGGAAAGAAGGACAAATCGTGAAGATCACATTTGAAACTATCGATATGGATGGTAACAACATTAAGATCTACACTCATGCTAGAGATGGTTTCAGCCAATTAATTGCTGATATTGCTCCAGCAAGTCTAATTACCAATAAACCATACATCGAGGTAATTTGTATCAACCCAGCAACTTATCAATTTGAAGTAGACATTTTAAGATAATATGAACACAAACAACTCAATATCATCAGTTATCAAGCAATTGCTTGAAATTAACGTAAATTCTCTTAAGACATTTGAGAGAATAAATGAGGCGGTTACGACGGATAAGCAAACTGTGCCGCTTGAGTTGCTTACCGAGGACGGGACAACTAAAACAGTTTATGTTCCTGCTTTTGGTTATATGAGAAGAGAGCTTGAAAGATTAGATGCTAATATTAGATCTCTTACTGACCTTACCGACGGTACTTCAAAATTAAAATTAGCTGACGGAACATATCAAAGAATTTATACTGGTACTCTTAAAAGTCCAGCAAATGATATTACTGCATTAAACAGACCAACTAAGTTTGAAACAAAGCAGAACTATTTCTTTGAAGATTTCCTAACACCACTATTAACAGTAAACTTTGATGTCACTAATCAAATTCAATCTGATACTGAAAGAGTATTAGTAAAGAGACTGATTATTGATACATCATTTGATTTTGCTGCTGAATACTTTAACACTGAATTAAGAGGTAAAGATGGATTAGCATATGACACTGTAATTGCAGATCTAGCTGCTAATAACATTCCATTTTACGATGATGAGGAGGTAAGAGACCTTCCATATAAAAGTACACAATATTACGGAACATTTGATGTAACTTCAATTGATAATGTACAAAGAGAAGTTCTAGTAAATGGTACTTCAACTACACAAAATATTAAACTATACACTCTAGATCAGTTAAACTATACTGATAGCGAAAAAGGTTTTTCTAACACAGAAACTTTAAGAGCTGGAGATGAGTTAATGGTTAACAGTGGTAAAAGAAGTACTAAATACAGAGTAAAAAATATCGATACTTCTACTAGACAAGTTGAATTAGAACTTGTACAGGGTTATGAATCTATTAAAATTGGAGCAGATCAACTTAGAATTTATAAAGCAAGTGAGATTGGAACTAGCGTTGAAATTAACGTTGGATTCGATGAGAGCACAGTTGTCTTTGTAAAGGCTATCGATCCTGATTCAAATATACTTGCAGAAAATTGGTCACCGGGTGCTGCAATCTATTCAAATGATTTAACAATCACTTTAGAAAGCGGAACAGTTCAATCGCTTGGAGATTACTACAAAGAAGAGGTTGCTGACTTTGGTCAATTTATCAAAGCACTAAAAGAAGATGCAATTCCACCAGCAACTCTTGGTAAAACTCCAGATTCTCCTAATCTAGAACCAGGAAACTTTACCGTTATTCAAATTAATAAGCACTTAACGGATAACGATGCAGCAAATAAGATTAAGAAGCTTACCTCTGATAAGATTAATACCGAAGAGAAGCTTAAGCAGCTTGATGATACAATTGCTAAAAAGACTGCGTCAATATCTACAAATAAATATCCATCAGCGATTGCAAAGGATCGCGATATAAACGAATTATCATCTCTGATTAACGAGAGGGATTCAACAACTAAACTCTATAGTTCATTAGTAAACGAAATCAATGCAATTTCTAGTGGAACTGGAGTTGCTAAGGTTGAACCTAAGTTTAGAGTAAGAGGATTCTGGACTATTCCAGATGCTAAAATTGTAGCTGAAACTATTCCACAGCAAGTTGTTCAATTCATCGTTCAATATAGATATGTTTCAACCAGTGGTAAGACTTCAGAAATTGCACAGATTCCAGTAAATGAAAATGGTACGCAAAAGACTGGAGTATTCTCAAACTGGAATGAAGTTAAAACCGGTGTTCGTCAAAGATTAAAAGATGAAACTACTGGTAAATTCTACTGGGCAGATACTGCAATTGAAGATGGACAAGAGGTTAATTTTAACCAGTTAGACATTCCAATTCAAAAAGGAGAGGTTGTTGAAGTTAGAATCAAATCAATTTCTGAAGCAGGTTATCCAGCAAATCCAGTAATGAGTGATTGGAGCGAGACTGTTAGAATTGAATTCCCAGAAGGACAGCTTGATACTGTTAACGTTTCAACATTAGTTGATAAGAATCAAACTGAATCTGCAATCGTTAGAATTAATGACCAACTAACTTCAAAAGGAGTTTATCGCCATATCGATGATGCGTTTACAGCTAACGAAAAGTATTTTGCACATAATTCTACAACAATTGCTTCTGGTTTCCTTTCACCTGAACAGACTCCAATTTCATTGTTTGATAAGTTAACTGAGCTTGAAAATGAAATCACAGCTCTACAAGAAACTATTTCAGGAATTAAAGGAGAACTTACTGTTAAGCTGGTAACTGAAGAAGGTACAGTAATTAATATCAATAAGAATACTAACAATAAAGTATTTGCTGGATATTACACTGACGAGGTTGCAGATCTTAACGTTAAGAAGGGACATATTGTTACTAAGACATTTAAACTTCTGCTTGAAAATACAAATGCTACTCAACTTGAATTAATTGCTAGAATTATGGGAGACAGATCTCTTCCAACATTTAGATCTTCAGCAGCTACTTCAAACGCAGTAACTTATGAATTTGGTATTGACCCAGATTCAGGTAGCGGAATTCCAGAAAAAGTAATTAACGATACTTTCTATACTACTGAAGGTAAATATGACGTTGTACCAGTTCAATATCAAAACGTAAGTGGCGACGATTTATTAGAGACCTTTGGTACAAACCCAGTAGAGTACAATCAATTAGCTCCATACCAATCAGCACAAAGAAGAGGTCAATTTATCTACTCTAGATTTATGGACATTTCAGCTGAGAATGGACTATACTTTGATACTCCTGTAGTATCTCCTGCAACATCAACGCTTGCAGATTACGAATACTTAATGTCATACGATCCAACTACACTACCTGCAATTTCAACTTCAGGATCTGATTTTATTTGGAATGGTACATTTGGAACTTATGACCAGGCTAACGATGAATATGACGTTTCTGGAGCATTTGGTACATCAACTCCAAATGTTACAAACCTTAATACAATTACTTCAAGTGGATATGATGGCGGAATTTATCTGCATAAAAACCACCCAGATCTAGAAAATATTTATGCTTCATATCAAGCAAGCGCTGCGGTAAATACTGCAATGGCTGCTGGAGAGGTTGAATTAATACTTGAAAATCAAATTAAATCTGGAGTAATTGGTACAATGGCAGTACCTGCAACTTTCCAAGCTGAAGATACTAACGGTAAAAAGCAACTTGGATATAAGCATACTCATGGTCTAATCGGTTTAATTAATGGAACATCGTATGATCGTACTCTTAAAATGTCGTTTGATGCAAATGACCAATATCTATTAGGCGGTAAATCATGTGGTTCTTACCTATTTGTTTCACCAATTAATTCTGAGTCATTACTTGTTGATGGTGATAATAAATTTGGTCGCAAATATGTTACAACCGGGGAAAGTAATGCTGTTTCAATCGATGTTGTATACCAATATAGAATGACTGATTATGCAGGTAACGATCCAGCTACTGATCTTGGTAGAATTGGTGGTATTATGAGTACTAATCTTTCAAACTTAACTTACGCTAAGAGAATCGGTATTGACGTATTCGACGCTGATGGAGAACAATTCTCATTCGATATTGAAGTATTTGCGAAGTATAAGCCAAGTGGTACTAATAAGAACTCGATCAAAGCAGCTCAGCTATCGATTTAATGCCAGCTAAAGTTGATATATAGAGTATAAGATTATCTCTATAAAAAGACTAGATTGAATGGCATTCAGTACAAGAATATATTTTAAAGATATATTGAGTGATCCGAGCCTATTATGCTCAAGCACTCATGACACCCCGGTTAACCTACAACCAGATGGTTCCGGTAAATTCATTGTGTTCTATAATGAACAGGATGCTTTACAAGCTGGACTAAATGATGGTGCAAGTATAGTTAACCTAGCATTTAATAACCTTAATATTTATTTTGACCAGCAGTCTGCGGATCAAAATGGACAATCAGGATATGCTGAGGATGGGTATTATGCTTCTACCGAATTTGATGGAACGAATACAGTAGATACTACAGTTTATCGATGGGATTCTACCCTTGCACAGTGGACCCCTCAACCTACTATATGTCAAGCATCTTCGGGAACTAGTGGAACTTCTGGAACTTCTGGAACTTCAGGAACTAGTGGAACATCTGGGACTAGTGGAACTTCAGGTGCTAGTTCAAATGTAAAATCTTTTCAGATTTACTACACGACATCGACCTCATCAAACGGAGATTATTGTCAAGGTACTAGTATTGGAACTCTTTATTATGATGGTGGTTCAACTTTTAGTACAATTGAGCAAATTATATATGCTCACGCTACTGGAGCTATTACTTTAAAGATTTATACAAACCCTGGGAATCCACCAAGTGCTTCACAAATAACTGATTTAAATGATATTAATCAGACAGGTCCACTAGGTATTATGGACCTTACACCTGGTGAATATGGAGACGTTATTGATTATTTCTATATTAATGTAGATGGAACACAAAATGGTTGGCAGCATGGTTCGAGTGCAAACACAGATTATACAAGTACTGCACTAGTTCCTACTTCAGATCCAGGTTCTACAAAACAAAGTGCAGCACTTGCAGGTTGGAATCCATTCTATTGTCCAAATTCTGGAGCCAGTTTAGTAATGCTAAATTATGGATCAGATTCAACGGCATTCTGTGGAACTCCAACTAATTCAACTTATTACTACTACACAGGTCCAGGAGGCCCAACATATAACTCAATCGATGATTTAGTATCGAATGGTATTAGAATATGGAATAATGCAAATTCAGCAGTAAGTGGATTCTACAATCCTAACTATACGACTGATTTAGCAGCTACTGGTGTATATTCACACTTAAGTAGTTATGGATATGGGTTTGATAATAATACTGGAACTTGGTTCCAATCGAAGATAACATGTGCTCTAGTCGGTACACCAGAACCAAGACCAATTGAAATCACAGTAGCACAATGTACTGAATATGGAGAATTTGTAGGATTCTGTCATTATCCAAAGTCTACAGTTCAAGTCTTTTATATGTCAACAGTTGACTTAACGCTTCTTGAAATCGTTCAGTCAAACATTTACCTATATACTTCAGCGGATGCTGCTGAAAATACAGATTATAATGAGTTAATAAGCTACCAAGTATTTGGAGATGCACATAACAGTATTTCATCTACACAATACTTTATTTGGACAGGTGCTTATTATTTAGGCAAGAATCCAACTAATGGTACTGAGAGAAGTGACGATCCAACTGCTAATATTACTCAAGGACATCAATGTCAAACAGTTTCAAGAACTACACCATTTAGTACAGAAGTTCTAAACACTGGTGGATATAAAAAGTTCTATGCATTCTATCAATGTGGAAGCGCAACAATTGGACAAAGTGTAAATTCTTTCCCAGTTTATGTTATTGACGCAGATGTAACTTTAAATGAAGAGAATTACATTACTGATTTTGTTGGTTTCTTAAATCAAAATAATAAAAAGACTTTTGCAGTTAATAGTTGTAAATGTGTTGAGTATATTCATACAATTTACGCTAATACTGAAAATGAGGCAAAAGTACTTCTAGAAAATTATTATGACAGAGTAGTTTCTGAGGATCCTACAAATCTTGGTATATTTAGTGAAAGTGAAGTGCTAACATATGATGATTGTACTGACTGTTCATTAAATACTGACCCTTTAACTTATAAATTTCCTTTTGTTGAATCTGCAGTTCCACCAACACCTGGACCGAACTTAGATACTGAGAAAAACTATCAACTAGATAATGTTTCAAAACCATTGCTCAGAACTAATCCAAAACTTAGCACAAATGTTAAGATGGTGGTTGATTCAGAGGGTAGAATATACTTAGATTCGATTAATGCAAATCAAGGCTTATCGAATACTAGTTACAAAAAGTACGAGTTAAGTTCTGATTCTAGATATGCATATGACCTATCAAGATATTACAACGAAAATAATACACCTCTAGATTCTGCGTTTGATACGAAAAGAGATTACTCTGATTTTTCAGTACTTGATGACTATTCAAAACAGTTCGAGGAAGATTATCAATACGGAACTAAGCTGAACGCTTCTAAGTTATACTCAGAAGACTTTAGGATGATGGCGCCAATTTGGTTGGATGTTAATATGCCTAAAAAGTTCGTGATCTACAGGGTTGAGGATCCAACACCAGAATTTGACTATACTGAAGGTGCTACTGATAAGCTAACTAGAGTTACTAGAATGATTAGAAATTCTAGAATAGTTAAAGTGTTTGATTTAAGTAGTAGCTCTTCGATTGGTAAATACTTAAGAAATCATGTTCAAGATGAATTCTTCCCAGACTCTCCACTTACAATTACAATGGAGAAAAATCAAAAATCAAATTTCAATGGAATTGATTTGGTTAAGGGTGGATTCGTTGAGAAAGGCGAATATATTTATGATGATTTTGTTAAGCAAGACACTACCTTAATAGATGCAAATAATTTTATAACTGATGGTTTCAGAAGAAATAAAGTTGCGTGTGCTAATCTAATTAATTTAGAGTTCATGTTTAATGACCCAACCGCGACTGACTATTCAGTTAACAGATATTTTGGTTTATATGTCGATGACTTAGATTCAGGTGTTGGTGAAATATCAAACATTAAAAATGGTCTAGTTAGATTTAAGAATATTGAATCATATTTACAAGGTAACGATCCAACATATGCTATTCCAGAATACAGTCTATTACAAAACACAGGAGTACTTGCATATGCTAGAATTAAAGAGAACTTCTATAATTTAGATAGTTCAAATGCATATAATGCTAATCGTTATAATGTTGCCATTAAAGCAACTGACGAGGAAATTAATTCTAAACTTGGTATTAATAGTAAGGGCGTTTCAGTTCAAATTAAACCTAACGAAACTGCAGGTGGAGACTATTTAAAAGCAACTGTAATTGATATTCCAGGAAACAATGATTTATTTAGAGTAACTGCAGTTAAGAGAGAAGCAGTACGTTTAAAAATCGTTGCAAATGTTAGTGGAGAAACTGTTAGAATTGAAGACGCTCTAGGCAATTACATTGATTTTACAATGGGTGCGACTGGAAGTATTTCTTGGGCAAACTTTGAAGCAGCATGGAATTCAGTTAATCAAACATCTCCACAACAAACAATTGACTTCTACAACAGATATGAGTTAAGCGTAGAGGCAGATAATACACAAATTAACAGTATTGTTCTTAGAGAAAGGTCGGCTAATCTAGTCGACAATGGTATTTTTGTAACCACTGTAACTTCAATTATTGGAGTTAAAGAAATCTACACAAATGTTAACCAAACAATTGGTACATTTAGAGCAGATAATACTGGAAGTTTAGGAAAAAGAAAGTTTAACAAAGACTTTTTCTCAGCAATTGGTGAAAAGAGTGATGTAGCGTTCGCAATCGCAGGTGCAATCAGAAACTATACGGACTTTGATGCGTATAGTGTGAATGAACATGTGTATATTATTAGCGAAGTGAACGGCTATCAACTGATGAACTGTACGTTGCTTGTAGCAGATAGTAATCAAATAGATTTTATTACTGCCGAAAACAGTGACACTAATAATGAATTAAACTTAAGTTCTGATCTAACTTTAAATTACTCAAGTTATTTCTTTAATGGTGGACACTCTGCTGGAAAGTCAGTATATGTTGATTCAAATGTAGTTTCTCAAATTCAAGCTGGAGATTACCTACCTACTAAATATAGTGGTAAATACAATTTAGTATTGGATGTTGTTGAAGATACAACTGAAAGGTCTGGTAATTTTAATAAGATAATTTTACAAGACAAATCATCGCTAACTGCTGGTAATTACAATGTGTTCTCTAAGAATTTAATGGCTCTTGGATTATTCTCAGCGTATGATATCCACGACATGAATTTTGATTTCTACGATACTTCAAATTCTGAACTAAAAGAATTAAAGTACGAGACTAGAGAAAATATGGACTACGAGCCATATGTGCAAGCAGAACTGGGAGTTGGTAATATTTTACCAGACAATGTGATTTCTGAAGATTTCTTACTGAACCCAATTGAATATTTTGCTAATCTTTTACCTGTTTTAAGTGGAGAGGACTCAAAAACTCTTAAAGTTGATAGAATCTCTTCAGAATACGATAGATTAAAAGAAAACTACCTCAAAGAATACTCAACTGATTCAAGAGTTGTGCCTAACATTAATAAGTGGGTCCTAAAGGACATGTTAAATGTTAGAGAGCAGCCATATTACTTAAATACTAATGAGGCATTTGGTAAAACGAACTTCTCACCAGATGTTACAGTTGAGGGTAGAAATAGAGATGCATTCTCACATGAATGGTTCTATTTAGATAAATGGCCAGAATACTTAACGTATAACCAATACAATGACGGTTTTAGTTATATTGATTTTGTAGAAGGATTTGATGTTACGAAAGATATTTTCAAGAATGTCGACCACGATTATTTTGATCGATTCATGGTTTCAGAAGGACATGAACTTGTAGTACCGTTTATTGACCCATTAGATCCAACTCAGAATAAAGAGACTATATTCTACACTAAAACTGAATTGACTAAAAAGTACACTCCAATTAAAGGTGGTAGCGATATTGATTTTGCAAGTACAATCTTTAAAGGTCTTAGATTTGAATTTAAGAAAAGAAAGGATGGTTCTAGTCAAAATACTGCAGAGTTTGTTAAGAATTCTGAATTTAATAACTACAGATTCTCGACACTTGTTAAGGTAAATACAAATGCCGATACTAATAACATTGAATATGAGTTTATCAAGAACGATAAGTTCGAATACGTTATATTCTTTATTCAGTTAAATATCGAGGACTCGTTTATTGGTGATTATATTAATAGAAAGTACCTATATGAATTAGAGCATAAGATTGTCGTTGATACTGATCAAAATGGTCAAAACTTCTACAAATATGCTGATGTTAATATCGATGGCGCAATTGAACTTTCTTCAGTTAACTGGGCAGCACAGGGTCCATATACGTTGAATGGTGTTATTCATAATGATGGTTCTTCTCCTGCATTCTCTAATCAAATGCCAGCACAGGCTGATGGTACATATGGAAGGTTAAAAATTAACTATGGATTAGGCGGAGATTTCTATATGGATGTTGTTAAGGTTATTAGTATTGACCAACTTCAAGTCTTAGGGGTTCCTTATACGATTGATAGTTTAGGCGTTAAGCAACCAGTAAATCCATACACTATTCCATATCAAGCACAACTAAATGCTAGATATGTTTACGAAGGTGGTGGTGTTAATGCACATGAATTATTATTATCACAACTTTCAGCAAATAAAGTTTTTGATAAGGTAAATAATAATTCAACTGAAATTAAGTACACTACAGTTTTAGAAGATGGTACTGAACTTACTAATCAGTTCTCAGTTAGAATGGACGATGGTAATGAAATTATTAAGCATTCTAAACTGGTTACCTCGATTGACGGAGACACTCCAAAAAGTTACAAACTTAAAAAGGAAACTATTGGATATGTTATCGAAGAGGGAACTGAATACTATCCGTTCTTAGTTAGACACAATGGAAGGTATACTGTTGATTTAAATCCGGTAGTTACATTTACTGATATTTATGGGTTCAACAAGGTAATTAGAGACCAGCTAACCTATGATACTGAGTTTAAAATGTTCAAAGAACCAGTTTATAAACTAAATCTATCAACCAACTATGATGTAAATAAATCACTAGCATTCTATAATAGGTACAATAGAATGGGTACTGCATTTAACGTTGGATTTATTAGTGACGAAGGTACTCATGATGCTAAATGGGGAAAGATTAAAAACCATTTCTACCATAAGGTAAATGAAATCAATACGCTTGGTGTAACTAAACTTTCAGAAAGTAGTGAATACTTACCGCAATACCCATTAATTAATGAGGTTGCAATTGATAAAAGAGATATTAATGTCTTTAAGTCTTCATGGGAAAATAACTATTATGTTAGGTCTCTGAGTGGAGGAGGTACAGAACTTATTCCAGGTACTATTTCAACTCTTGAAGAAAAATCATACCTTGGTTCGACGGTAATAAAATACAAACCATCGTATTCGATTTATGAGTTTACCTCTTCTTCTGTGAATTCTGCATCTGATTTGGATGTTATATTGAAAAATGGTTCAAATAAAACAGACGTTGTCTATTTTGAAGATGCTAATAATTTGATTGTTGACTTCTATTTAGGAGGAATCGCCGCAAAAACAATTGGTGAAGATGGATTATTTGAAACTATTCAAAAGTTTGTCGATCCAGCAAATAGTGCAGGAGATAAAACGACAATTGATGACGATGTAACATTGTATGCTGCTAACAATATGGTTGGACTATATAGACTTGATGATATTCAAATCTATGTTAAAGAGTACAAAGGCTCTCCATCAGAAGTAGTTTCAGCAGATAGTATTGATACAATCGACAATGGATATACTAAAGCAAGCGATTTTACATATCAATTACATGGTAAAAAGCCACTGAATTTTAGACTAATATATAATAAAAAGTTAGGCTATTCATATAGCATGAAGGCGCTGATAAAAATACAAGCATAAAATGCCAATTAACATTAGAGAAATACTTTACCCTAATGATACTGATACCATTAAATGGGAGAAGGTCAATTATAACTTTGACCAAATCTTAGCAAATGGCGGTAAAGAGGGACCGAGAGGGACCAAGGGAGACGCTGGAGCAGTTGGTGCTACTGGTGTTAAAGGAGACAAAGGAGACCAGGGAGACCAAGGAATTAAAGGTGAAACTGGTATTTCAACCAATTTTTGGGATCAGTTTACACATGATTCAATTAGCGCAAACGTTTTAAAACCAAAAGACGGAACAAATAGTCAAGAGACTGTAGTGTTTATTGGCGATACTACATATACTGAAGGTTCTGCTGCTGGTGATTTAGATCCAAATGCACAATTTGTAGTTGGTCAAAGTAGTTCTTTATTCTATGCACAAAAATGGTTAGCATATGGAAGTGGATTAACTGACATTGCAATTAGAGGAGAGGCTACATCAGATTATGACGGTAGTGGTACCGCAGGTACAAATTGGATTATACAACCAAACTTTGGAGGGGCAAACACTAAGTTAACTATCCAGTCACATGTACTAAAATTAGATGCTTATGAGAAGCTGAATATTTCTAGTACAAGTGGAGTAGAATTTTTAGCAGGTGGAGCAATTGTAGTTAAACCTAGTTTTACAGCTGATGGAATTTCAACGTTTAATGATAATGTGACCGTTAATGCTGATGCTTTAATAACTGGAGAATTAACGGTTGGCGGAACCGATTCATTCTTTAACGGAACCGGTTCTATTAATCTTCCTTCTGGAACAACAGCACAAAGAACCGCTGGAAGTCCAACTGGAGCAATTAGATATAATTCAACATCTGGAAAATTTGAAGGATATGATTCAACTTCATCAACAGAATGGATAGATTTAACTAGACTTTCTAATTCAGATAAAACAACATATGTTTCAGTTCAATTAGATGCTGATTATTCATTAAGTGATGCTGGTAAAGTTAATCTAGTTGCTTCTGGAACTAAAACTGTTAGTGTTGGTACTTCTGACGTAAATATTATTAAAGATACTAAACTAACGACAGCAGATCTATATTTTCTTACTAAAGATAAGGGTATTATTTTCCCAGAAGGGTCAGATCAAACTGGACAAACTGGAAGCACCGGTGGAACTGGATTTACAGCAGGTAACCATGACTCTACATTAGACCAAAGAGCATTTAAAGATTATTTTGAAAGAGGAGATTACACTCCTACTAATCCATTAGTTCAAGTTAATCCTTCTTTGCCAGGGACTACAACAATACCGTCAAGCAGCTATAGTAACTCAAATTTTGAAGTAAACTATACTAAAGTTGGTAACCTAGTTAATGTATTCGGTCAATATGAGTTTCAAGTTGGCAACTGGTCATCATACACATCTGGAGACTTTGGATTAAAACTAGGAAGTGTTGATGAATTTAATTATAAGAATGACACTGGGTTTGATATTATTGTTAACGTAGAAGTTCACAATTTCCAAATGTCAATGACTTCTGCTGAAAATACAGCAGATCACAAGCCATATACATATTTTGGACTTATTAGACCAGGAGAAAACACAATCCGACTTTACTGGAGAAAGTATTCATCTGCGTCTACTGGTATACCTAGTATGCCAACTAGTCCAACTAATGGAGGTGGTGTAACTATAGCTGAACCTGTACAGCCTGAACATTTATTAGTATACAACACTGGTTCGGCAGTAGTTCCTTCTATTCTTAGATTTAGCTTCTCAATGCCTACTGATACTGAATCATATCAAAGCATTACAGATTCTTCAGTTACTTCAAGTCCATCAGGACCGCCAACATCAAATTAATAAATGATAACTAAGATTTTAGACATAGTAAATTGGGTTCGAACCCTAGATAAAAAAGTAATCGCCTTTATTGGAGGGGCGATACTTGTTTTATTTATGATGCAGCAATGTAATCGTATCAGTGAGTTAAAAACTGAAATTAAGCAAGTTGAGGCTCAAGCTGAGAATAATCTAAACAACTACATTGCAGCAAATGACTCAATTAAGTATTTTAGAACCTTAAACGGAGATATGGTCGCTCAAATTTCAAGCTACCAATTCACTGTTGAGGATTTACAAAGGGCAAACGGTAACTTGTTGAAAAAATACAGAAGATCGCTTCAATTAAATAAAGAACTTGAAGGGGTTAAGAATCTGCTTGAGAGCGAGTTACAAATAAAGGATAGCATTATTGCATCTACCAGTTCAACTAGATTAAGCGACAGCACTGATTTAATCGAGTTTAAAGATTATGTAGACTATGGAGATGGCAATTCTAGAGACCTTTCAGGTTCGTTAATTGTAACTAAACTTGATAGTGCTCTTGCAGCATCTGATGTTAAGATTAGATTAAGTCAATCAATTACACTAAGAGCAGCAGTTGAAGAAGTCGATGGAAGGGATCAAATTAAGATTTCTACAGGCTACCCTGGTTTAACGATCGGTTCAATTGAGAATATAAATTTGATAAATAATAAGTTAAACGCAGCACCATATACTAAGAAAGCTGGATGGTCAGTTGGAATTGGAGTAGGATATGGGGTTATGTTAAATAATGGACAGCAATTAGGATTTGGCCCAACAATTGGAGCACACCTAATCTGGTCACCAAAATGGTTAAGATTTTAATATGGCACAATCATCAACATACTACAGAATTGACGAAGATGTATTGTTAGAGTTCGTATATCACGATCAGTCTAACCCTGCAGCATATGACATCGAGGTCGATGACAATGGTAGTGAGATAAAAATTCTCAATACGGTTGATGGGGATCCATTCTCGAAAAGACACTTAATTCATGAGCTCGGAGGAGACGTTGTTAATTTCGACGTTACCTATTCTGCAGGATATCTTGTTATCGAAGGATTTGCAGCTCGTAAATTACTTCTACAATCAGGTAAAACTTACAAATTCAACCTCGGAGACGGTACTGGAAATTATATTCCAGTTGCTAGTAACTTTAAAATTAAAGGAACTGTAGGTACTGGAAGTTATTCAACCGTAAATGGAAACACAATTTTGACATTTACTCCAGTAACTAATGGACTTGCTGAATATTATTATGATGACTTAGCTTCTCCGTTAATTGGCGGAGTTATTAGTGTTTCTGAAAAGGCAAATCCATTATTTGCAAATCCAGATGAGAATACTGGAAATGATATTAATCAAATTATTGGTAGATACCATGCAGTTCAAGCTCCTGGTGATTCTACAAAATGGGCTCTACTAGGATATGATTCTACCGGAGCATACCAGCAATTTAACTATATTAATAATAACACTGATTGGTTAGGGGAAGATGAGACTGATTTGTTAGCTTCTCAGGCAAATGCTACAGCATCAATCAATTTTATTAGATACGATAAAATTAGACTACACTTAAGAAGTGGTTATAATTTTGCAAGTAGAGGATATGAAGGTTTCTTATTCCAAGTATTAGCAGATAGAGCTAGTGGAGTACAAAATAACCTAACTCAATTAGTTTACTTAAACCAGTCTAATTACGAGATTTCAAATCCAAAACCATTTATTCTTGGAGAGACACTATTCTCTAAATTTATTGAAATTAAGTTCCCAACTGTTTTAGCAAATCAGAACCCTCAGTTTAATGATGTATTCTATGGCGATGGTAATGCTAATAGTTCAGATTTAGACCCAACTTCAAACTATGGAGTTGTATTTAGTCTAATCGACAGATTATCGACTGAGGATGGATACGATTATATCTATACTGCTGAGGAAAATGCGTTCACTATTTCAAGAGAGGACGAATACCAAGATTTTACAGCAGTTATCGAAGAGGCAAATGACGGGGATTACTTTAAGATTTATGGAGAAAGAGATGGTAGTGCAAGCGCATTCGAAGCTTACGTATTAAACAGGATTAATACCTCATCAGATGACATTATCGTTATCTATGGTGTAGAATTATACGAACAAATCGGGATGGGTCAAGTTAAAACGTTCGATACAACGTTTACTCAAACTGAAGATTTTGCAAACCCTATCATTTTCCGACCAGTTGTAATGAATGCGAATACGGCGGTTAACTTCTCAATCGACGTTACAATGAGAATTTATAACGAGACTGACAATACGCAAATCGTTAAGAAGGCAAGTTTAACCTATAATTCAGCAGCTAAATACGGTAAAAAACTACAGACAATAAATATATCTGGTAGAAACACAGTAACTGAGGTATTTAATACTCTTCCGAATCTTTCACAGAACAGAAGTATTAGAGAGGCAATTGTTGCTTCAATACCAAGATCAACTAAGAACGTTAAAACATTTATTGAGAGATATAATGTAGTTGCAGCAGTTAACCCTGCAGAAGTTTCAATCACTGAGCTTGGACAACTTAATAGTATCATAGATTTGAATAGCCCACAATATCTTGCTTCAAATCAACTAGAAATTGGAGTCTATCCAATGGACAACTACTATAAGTTTAAGATTGTAAGAAAGAATGGCGACGATTTTGAAGCAATGGACTTCACGTCAGTTGAGAATATGACTCTTAATTTTATTGATGGACAGGTTCGTAAGAAATTTAACCACATCTGTAATAGAGACGTTGATATGAGTAAAGGAGAGGTTCTATTTAAAATAGATAGTGGAAATGCTATCGAAATTAGAGCAATGCAAACTAACTCATTCTATATTGGATTAAATAATGGTAGTGAAGAAACTATTGTTATCAAAGGAAGCTTTACAGTTGAATAATGATTCTAAATAGTAGAAATAATACATACGATTTTAGGTTCCCTAGAAACTTTATCCCAGATGAAGTAGCAGATAAGTACAGAAAGTACCTTGCTAAGATTCCAGGTAATATAATGGCGGAGCCAATCGACTTTGTAAATTATTCAGTACAGGGTCTTAATGTTCCTGGGATTAGCTTTGATCCAGTAACTCAAAATGACTGGGATGGTACTACAAGATATCATCGAGGTTCTCAACCAATTCAGAATACAGTAGAGAGGCAATTTACAGTAACAATGCAGTTGCTTGACGGGTTCATTAACTACTGGATTATGCAAGATACCCTTTTATATTATTATTCAAGAGGAACTAAGGATCCGTTTACTCAAGACCTAACACTAAGGGTACTTGATGCTGAAGGTGCGAGTGTTGCATTCTTTAAATTTGAAAACCCAATTATGAACTCAATTAATGAGTTAACCCTGAACATGAGTGATAATGTTGCTGACTTCAGTACATTTGAAGTTACATTCTATTATAACAAGATAGATTTACAAATCGAAATTGACTAATATATACAATATGAAAGATATTAAGACATTTAAAGAATACCTTCAAGAACAAAAGGTTACTGAAGACGATCTGAGAATATTAACTGAAGGGTTAGAATCAGAATGGACTGAAGAACTTGAATCAAAGGTAGACGAGGCAATCGATCAATTCGTTGCTGAATATTCTAGCGAAAATGGAGAGCTTGACATTAATAAATTTAATGATGAGTTAACTAATGAAGGTTTATTAGGATCGATTTTCGGTGGTTTAACAGGTTTTGCTCTAGGTAAATCAGTTGGTAAATTAATTGCTAAGGTATTAGGTATTCAGAAAGGAGTATTTTACGATCTATTAACTTCAAGACTTGTGGGCGCTGCTTTAGGTGCTGCTCTTGGTAAAAAGCTATAAATGAACTACCTTTCAATCGACTTTTCCTTGAATTCTCCAGGGATATGTCTCTATAATGATAAGAGTAAGAGGTATTATTTTATCTCTTATATGAAGCCAGGTACCGGTACTAAAAAGGAACAAAAGCTTCAAGAAGAAATGGCTCTACTGAAAGATGTCACTCTTGTTAGTCAGCCTGATTTTACAAAAGAACAAGAATTCTCAAGCGTCGAGCTAGCAAAGGTCAAAAGATATGACCGAATGGCGGACGACATTATTAATCTAGTGTTACAAAATTGTTTTGAAGAGGATGGTTTTACGATCGCGTTTGAAGGTACGAGCTATGGTTCAAAGATGGGGACTAATAACATGATTGACATGGCTGCTGGCGCCGCTATCCTAAAGCTCAAACTTCTTAAGACTTTAAAACCAGAAGACTTGATGACAGTTGCTCCAACCTCAATTAAGAAATTTGCTGGAAAAGGAAACATGAATAAGTCTCAATTGTTTGAAGCTTTTTTAGAGAATCGAATTGGGGACGAAAATCTAGAGAAGAGCCCTTTATATGCTTGGATTAAAGAACAAGAGTTTGGGAAAAAGATCCCAAAGCCGCTTGATGATTTAGTAGACGCGTTCTTTCTAGCAGCTATGATTTCAACCCCTGAAACCAAGTAACCTTATCTCTCCTTCAAAGACCTGAAAGTTATATGCACCTTTGAGAAAAAGGTTTCAAATTGTTCTAACTTTTTGCGTGAAACTTCCTATTTCTTAGATATATAATATATGATGATGTTACAAGCCAACATTCGTCCGATACAATAATCTTTAAATTAGGTCCTCAATTAGAAGGAAACGTTCAAGCGCGAAAGCTTTAAAAAAGATTTAGTATCAACCTATGGCGGTGAAACATTGTTATTTAGAGGTATATAAAGTACACAATTAAACATTTTTTAAAGGTAATTTTTAAGTATTATGGCAGATTTTGACATTTTCAATTTGGGTGTAGAAGACGTAGAAACGCATCAGCCCCAAGCAAACACATCAGCAAATGAGGTTTATAAACCAACCGCCGATGATGGTAAAGACGGAACTTACAAAGCATTAATTCGCTTCGTTCCAAACCCTGAGAATCCACGTAATTCTCTAATTCAAAAGTACGTACATTGGCTAACAGATGCTAATGGTAACGGTAAATTGGTAGATTCTCCATCAACTATTGGTGAGAAATGCCCAATCGCAGATGTATTCTGGAAACTTCGTAACAGCGACAGTGCAGTAGATCGCAAAGCGTCTGACAAACTAAAAAGACGTCAGCAGTACTACTCACTAATCAAAATTATTAAGGATCCACAGAATCCAGCACTAGAAGGAACTTACAAAGTATTCAAGTTCGGTTACAAGATTAAAGAAAAGATCGATGCTGAATTGAAGCCAGACTTCGGTGAACCAACACAAGTATTTGACCTATTTGAAGGTAAAAACTTTGAGTTGATTATCACTCGTCAAGGCGAATACAACAACTACGATAAGTCTAAGTTCTCATCTTCTCGCTCAGCAGTTGACGTTAATGGTGAACCAGCTGAACGTACAAAAGAATCAATGGCTGCAATTAAAGCAGAACTTGATGAGGCACCTTCTCTCGCAACTTACGACTACAAAGCATGGGATGGCGAAACTCGCGACTTTGTAAATGGAGTACTAAAAATGTATTTGAATCCTGGAGATGCAATCTCTGAGATCTCAACTTCATCAACTCCAAAGAAGTCGGCTCCAAAGAAAGAAAAAGTTGCTGAAGCTGTTGCTGCTCCAACAAGCAGTTCAACTACAGAAGTTTCAAGTGATGATGATTTAGATTCTTTCTTGAATGACCTCGACATCTAATCCACAGATAACTCAAGAGCTTAAACTAAAGATTATGAAAGCGCTGAAAGACGTTTGTCTGACGGCGCATTCAAGTCCCAACAAGCAAATGCTAAAGGACATGCCTGGTAGAATTACTATGGCATGTCCTTATTGTGGGGATTCGCATAGTGATGATACCAAGAAACGTGGTAACATGTATTGGGACACGCTTCAATATCATTGTTATAACTGTGGAACGCATACTGATGTAAAGACTCTCTTAAAGGACCACGAGGTAAGACTCCCAAGTTCAGAGGATTCATTTACCATTATTGACTATATCAAACACAACAGGTCTGTAACTTCACAGGCAGATACACTAACACACTCAGTATTTCAAAGTGTAAGTGACTTAGCAATAACAGTTGATGAGTTTAAAAAAGGATTTGGTGCAAGAGAAATAGAACCTGGAGATTGGATTTGGCTCTACTTAAAAAAGAGATTGCTTCATAAAAAGAGCGAAGAGTTTTTATTTAGTGCAAGGGACAATCGTTTATGGATTCTTAATTTTACTGGAGACGGTAAGATTATGTCAGCACAAAGTAGAAGAATGAAGGGTAAAGGTAGTCGTTACTTAACGTATGATTTACCTAAACTATATGAAGAGCTTGGTAAAGAACTAGAGCTCTCAAAGGAAGAATTGGAAAAGGTAACAAAGTTATCGACACTGTTTGGTATTATGCAAGTAAACTTCCAGCGTCCAGTAACAATGTTTGAGGGTCCAATTGATGCTAAATTCATGACTAATAGTATTGCACTTGCAACTGCAGGCCGTAACACTGAAGAGTTTGATGAAATGGCAACGGTCCGGTATCTATTTGATAATGACGATACTGGTAAAAAGAAAATGATTGAGAAACTAAAAAAAGGAAGATCTGTATTTATGTGGTCTAAATTCTTAAAAGAAAATAAATTAGATACATATGATATAAAGGATCTAAACGACTTAGTTATCAAGTGTTATGAACTAAAGAATCCAGCCCTTAAAAAGTTGGATGACTATTTCACCTCTAGCTCGTTAGATCTATGGTATATATAGAAGATATTACAGATATGGTTGAAAAGGATCTAGATGATTTTTATAGTGATCGTGACCGATTTAAAGGTATGCGAATGCTGGTAGATTTCAACGCATCAGAATACGAACATGATGCTCCGAAGCTTGATCTTGGAAAACCAAAATTTAAGAAGAAGTTAAAGGCTAGTAAGTTCATTAAAGGTAATAAGGGTTCGTTGTTTTAAACAAGATTAGATGTCGAATAAAGAAAAGATTTTAGCACTTGATGGAAAACTAAGTGAGCAAAGAAAGGAATGGACCCTAAAAATCCAGGATCTTTCTAAGTCGCTTCGTTATATCAATGGTATGGAGGACACTATTGCAATGGTGCTCTCTAACCGCCAGATTATGATTGATCAGATTGCTTACATAAACATGAAGATCAAGGAACAACAAAGAAGAATAAATGAAAGGTACCGAGAAAAATATCTTGAGTACTATAATTTTGACTATAAATTAAGTGAGAAGCAAAAAGATCGTTTTATTGAAGCTGACCTAGCTGATGAAAATATAATGCTCTCACATCTACAGAACCAATTAGAGTTCTTTAGAGAATCGGTAAAAACTCTAGATAATATGGGTTTTGCCATCCGAAACAGACTTGCATTAAAAGATCTGTAAGGTAAATAAAAAAACTGTGCCTATGAATGGAGCTCAGTTTAACAGAGAATAAACAACTGCTTAGGGTTGATGATGCAACTTCATTAGAGCTTGAACAGTTAAATATATCCTTGACCAAGAGAATTGATTCGTGGAGATTCAACCCTTTGGTCAAGAAAGGGGTATGGGACGGCTACATTACCTATATCAAGGACGATAAGTGGATTCCTGCTGGTCTTTGGAAAGAGGTGATGGACATCTGTAAAGAGTACAGGTTCGAGCTAAAGATTAATGGTATCAGTGAATTATTCGACCGCGGAATTAATCAAGAGTCGTTTCAAAATTGGGTAGACGACTTCTTTGAAGATTCAGACATTACACCTCGTGACTATCAAGTCGAGGCTGCATATAACATTTTAAAGTTTAGAAAGTGTCTCTCAGAGCTTGCAACATCTGCTGGTAAGACACTGATATCATTCTTAACAGTTGCATATATTTTAGAGAAACAAAAGGCTGAAAGGATCTTGTTTATCGTACCAAACGTTTCACTTGTAATTCAAGCAAGCGAAGATTTTGCAGATTATAACTATCGAAACCAGGTAAACATAAAGATTCAGCAAATTTATAGCGGTCAAAAGATCAGAGCTGGTAGAAATGTAGTGATTGGTACATATCAATCATTAATTAAGAAGAAAGCCGAATACTTTGACCAATTTGATGCTGTGATTATTGATGAAACACATAAGGCAAAATCACAGTCAATTAAAACGATCCTATCGAAGTGTAAAAATGCCGACTATCGATATGGCCTTTCCGGTACTATACCAAAGTCTGGAACACTGGATCGACTAACACTAATGGCCTATACTGGTCCACTAATTACCGAAGTAAGTGCAAATTTCCTTCAAACTGAGGGTTATATTGCAAACTGTCGCGTAAAAGTTATTGAGATGGACTATGCAACCGAAGGCGCAAAGAACGCGTTCAAGGAAATGGCATTTAATAAATATGAAAGCAAAGACGTATTCAAATTTGAACAGAATTATGTCATTAATTCACCAGGTCGCCTTAACTTCATTTGTAACATTATTTCCAGAGTACGCGGCAATTCCCTTGTACTTTTCCACCGCATTGAACACGGTCAAAAGATATATGAAAAGCTTAGACAGGAAAGTGATAAGACAATCTATTATGTTGATGGTGGAACTGACAAGGACATACGCGAAGAATATAAAAAGAAAATGGAAGCCGGCGATGAAGTTGTTATTGTTGCATCGTATGGTACCTTCTCGACTGGTATCTCGATCAAGAAAATCCACAACATCTTCTTTACTGAATCGTTTAAGAGTGAGGTAATTATTCGTCAATCAATTGGTCGTGGATTGAGACAACATGAATCGAAAGACAGCGTTACAATCATTGATTTTGTGGACGATATTAGTTCACCGGATTGGGACAACTACCTTATTCGACATGCAAAGGCCAGACAAAAAATTTACAGAGAACAAAAGTTCAAATATGACATCAAAAAGGTTAAATTTGATGGAGATATATAAAAGGTATGTTAATCAAAAAATAAGATATTACAAATGGCTAAATTACATTCATTTGAAGATTACTCAAAAATAAGACAAGAGCAAGTTTCAGCTGAAATTGAAGCACAAAAAGAAGCTGCTAGAGAGGAAACAGTAAGAAGTTTTAAAGATCTTCTTGCAGAGTATGGAGTTACTAAGGTTTCAGAATTAGATGAAGATCAAAGAGAAGAATTCTTTGGTAAACTAGACGGAACTGATCTAAACGAATCGCTATCTCTTGTAACAGAAGGTACACGTTCTTTCTTTGGTAAAATAAGCAAAAAGTCAGGAGACATTGAAGCAGTTTACATGCACTATGATGGTTATCCAGAAAATATGCTACCCCTAATCCAAAAGGGTTACAGTGGTGCTAAGAAAAAGAACATTGATGTAGTTTTAAAAAATGGTGCAGGATCTGGACTAGAAGCTGACCCAAAGAAGATTAACTATTATAATGACGGAGATGAACCATTAACAGGTAACATTGGTTCAATTAGAGACTTTATTAGCGACGCAAAACAATCATGGGCGGAATTTATTTACCTATATGATGAGCGTGATGGTAAATGGTACATGGCTGATACATATGAAGATGATAACATGGTTCCAGCATTTGAAGCATTTATTGGAGAAGCAGTAGTTGTTACTGGTAAGCGTGATGCAAAGAAGGTAATGAACACATATATTAAATTCTTTGAGAAATATCCAGCGCTAGGACCAGATGCAATGGGAGTTCCTGCAGACCACGTTATCGGAGCGGTTAAAGAACTATATGCAGCTGCAATGGAAGATGCTAACTTCTCTAGAGAGGTTCCATCGACTGTAAATAAAATGAAAGGTAGATTATTTGCAAAAGAAGTTAAAGTTGCTGAACTAAATAACTATACTGTTAAAATATCAACGGGTAAATTATCAGAAATTTGTAGAGATCATGGTTCTAATATTGCTGGTGCTGCTAAATGGTCAGGGCTAGCAATTGTTGAAGGTACTGCAATGTATTTAGACCATATCAACTATGGCAAATTTGCAGAAGCTTTACTAAATGCATTTAATGCTACATTCGAAAGTGCTGAAGAACTAGAGGCTAGAATACTTGAAGGTAATGAATTTGGAGCTGCAAGAGCTAAGGCAATTGCTGATGGTAAAGATGAATTTGAAGTAGGCGGCAAAAAGTATAAAGTTACTAAAGTTGATGCGGATGACAAAGAAAATGCAGAAGAATTTGCAAATGAGTCAGAAATCAACGGAGACAACACAAACCCAGCAGGTTATCCATCTCCATCAGGAGATTCTGAAGATGTTGAAGAAACTGAAGGAGAAGAGGTTGAAGTAATGGAAGAAGGAGAAGTTTCTGAAGCTGAAGTAAAATCAGCAGACGAATTTAAAGAATATGCATTCGCTGTACTTCAGCAAGCATTTGGCAATGATTTTGACGAAGCAAAGGCACAAGAAGTAGTAGATGGTATCTTAGACAAATGTGGAGATGACTATGGTGCATGTGTAGGTACTCTAAAAGCTTCTTTAGGATAAGATGAATAAATTATTTACATATGAACAATTTTTAGTAGAGAAAGAGCTCAGGAATACTGAGCTCCAATCTATTATGGAAGGCGGTGCAGCCGGACATATGTCACATCCATTTGATGACAAGGGTTTAACTTTTGGCGACTTTAAAAAATTAGTAGAGGCCGGTCTGAAAGGAGAGCTTAATTTCGAAGAGGATGCTACTGAAAAGACTGATGGTCAAAATGTATTTGCAACCATTCAAGATGGTGAGGTTAAGTTTTCTCGTAATAAAACGGAACTAAAAGAACCAATGGACTTGCCAACCTTTAAAAATAAATTTGAAGGCCATAAAAGTAAACTGGTACAAGACACGTTCCAATTAGCGGCTGAAGATTTAGCAAAGCAACTTTCTAAACTTTCCCCAAAAGATCAACAGATTTTTGCTAATGGTAAAAACTTCATGAATATGGAGTTAATCTACTCAAAGAATCCAAACGTAATTAGATATGACCGTGATGTAATCCAGTTCCACGGTATTAAAGAAACCGACGGTGAAGGTAATATCATTGGTGATGTTAAAGGTTCAGCGAAGGCTGTTGCAGATGCACTAGCTAAAGTAGAGGCAACTATTGGAGATACATTTACAATTATCCCACCTCAAATTATTAAACTAGGTAAAGATCTTAATTTTGAACAGAATAAGAAAAAGTTCTTAAACAAAATCGAAGAGTTACGTAAAAGATATAACCTAACTGATGCTGATGAGGTTTCAAGATACCATGAAATGTGGTGGAGAGAACAAATTGAAGAAAACTTTGGTGATCTTCCACAAGACATTAAAGAGGGACTTCTTTTAAGATGGGCGTATAGTGATAAGAAAACTCTTAACATGAGGTCACTTGTTAAAATAATTACAAAGGAACAGGCAGCTGCAGTTAAGAAGTTTGATAAAGAAGACGTTAGCAAAAAATATAAAGAGAATATTAGACCATTTGAGGATCTATTCTTAGAGCTTGGTTCTATTATCCTAAAAAATGCTTCTAATTTTGTTGCTGCTAATCCAGATGCTGAAATGCAAAGGCTACATAAAGAACTTAGAGATGAGGCTGAAAAGATTAGAAAGTCTGGAGATATTAGCAAAATAGAAAAGGTTGAATCTGAACTAGCAAGACTTGATAGAATCGGAGGTATAGAATCAATTATTCCATCGGAAGGTTTAGTATTTATGTACAAGGGCAAAATTTACAAATTAACAGGTACTTTTGCTGCAATTAACCAACTAATGGGTATTATAAAATACGGTAGATAAAAATATCACAAAAACAATAATAAATGATGAAACATGTAAGATTATTTGAACAGTTTCTAAATGAAGCTGCAAGACTAAGATCTAAAAGAGATTGGAAAAAAGACATTGCTGATGAATTAGGTGCAGACGGTGATGAAATCATAGATGACTTAGATGACGGTTATTTTAAGGCAACCTATGATGGTTATACTGGATTTGATATTGAAGTATTCGATAACAACGATAATCTAGTAGACTCTGATTTTGTTGATTGCGATGGAATGGGTTCTTCAGAAATTGAAGATGCAATTTGGTCTGCTGCAAGAGACATGGCTTAAAAAAATAAAAAAGATTGACCTGGATTTTTCTAGGTCAATTCTTTTTCTTATATTAGCATTATGAAAAAGGTAAAACTATTTGAACAGTTTCTAAATGAAGCTTCAGTTTTAGATCGCAACTCAATGATGGGTTGGATCGCAGCGTATATTGACGGACCTAGAACAACAGAAGAGTTTAACGGTTCTGAAGGTGGTATTTGGGTTTGTGGAGAATGTGAAGATGAATTCAAAGGCAAAAGAATCTACGACTACTATTCAAATTTAAAGTCTTACGAACTTGGAGTTCTAAAAACATGGGAAAAGGAACTTTCAAAAAGAGGATGGTACAGTGAATGGTACGATGCAGGTACAGTAATGATCTGGCCAGCTTAATTTAAATTATTATGGCGTTACAAAACTTAAAGACATATTATAGCGAGTCAAATACTAATGACTTTCAAGCGATGCTTAAACTTCCATGTGTTGTTACTGAGAAGTTACAAGCGTCGTCTTTTCATGTTCAATCAACAGTAGAAGGCTACAATTACTTCAAGAGTGGAAGTAAAAAGCCGATGAATGCTGTCGATAGAACAATCGTAAAATACTACGAATCGGCAATTAGCCACTTTGATTCAATTAGTGAAGATAACAAAGAGGAAATGCCAAAAGACTGGAAGTTTGGATTTGACTATATGACAGATTCAAAAACGGTAAATATCAAATACGATAGAATACCAAAGAACAACTTAATGTTAACACACATTCAAGTTTTAAATCCAGCAGATCATTCTCTTATCAAAAAGGTAATTAGAGATCCAAAGATTCTTAACAAATGGGCTGATGTACTAGAGGTACAAAGACCACAGGTTCTATTTAGTGGAAGTTTAAATGAATTCCAAAGAGAACAACTTTCTGAATTAATGGCTCTATCAGATGCTGAGTATGGTAAAGTATTTGAAGATATCACATTCTCAAGAAAAATGTACAATATCTTTAACCCGTCAATGAACTCAACTGCGTTAAATGAGGGTCTTGATGGAACTATTGATTCAATTGTAATTAACTTTTTTGATTCTACTTCAGTTAAAAACTTTAAGATTTGTGAAGATGTCTTAATCAAGAAAGAAGAAAGAGAACCATCTCATATGTATCAGCTTTCACTCCTAGATCTAGTTGAGTACTTTACAACATATGATATTGAAAGTATTGAATTAAATGAGGAGAAGGCAGATCAAAGATACATTGAACTAATTTCAAAGTTATTTAATTCATATGTTTCAGAAAACGCTGCTAAATATGTTGGCGTAACTTTTGATTCAGCTGATTTTGCTTCTTCTCCAGAATTTAAACTTAACACTAAGTTTATTAAGAATGAGAAGACAATTGAGTATGTTTCAAATGAGGTTCTCGAAGAACTATATAAAATAGCACTTGGCTCTTTTAGAAAAAGAAGGGTTAAAGAAACGCAGATCATTAATGCTGATCTAATGAGACAGATCAACGAGATTGTCGACAAGATCGATAATTCTATTATGGCAAAAAGCAATGAAGCATCGGTTATGACATTCAAAACGTATTTACAAAACCAAGGA